GTCAATTTTGTCAGGACAGTCGCTTGCCATCAATCAGCAGCACACCATAGCGGTCATAGGACGCAGCAGATTCCTCATCCTTCCTGAAAAGCATCGTATGCTTGTGATTTGGCAAATCAGGGATGATGAGTGTCGAATAACCATTGTCATAGAAGACATGGATTTCTTTTCCATACCCGTCAATCGATGTGACCAAAAGGTACGATTGTCTCAGATCGCTGAAATAGTGATAGGTAAATCCATCATCTGGCTTCCACGAGCCATGATCATGAAACCGAATATCTGTCAGATTGATGTCCAATTGCGCACCCCTGTTTCTTTAGGCGTTGTCGATGGCTTCTTGCTCAGCACACAGGCGGCACAAGCGGCCTCGTGTATAAGCATCTTGGCAGTTTTCGCAGATTTTGAGACCGTCAAATTCATCCAATTCAGGGGAACTAGAACGCATTGCAAGGCAGATCTGCAAAAGCTCGTCCAATGCCGTTGACTGGATTGATTCTTTTTCGCCCACAGTGGTTATCCTTTTCTAAGGGCGACTCACGAGTCGCCCCTGCTATAGGAATAGATGGCTTGTTAGGGACGGTCAGCTAAAACATGGTCTTTTGACCAGCTTCTGCGCGGTCTCGCCACTTGCGCTCTTTGCGGATTTGCTTGATATTCTTGCGCTGTATTCCTGATCGCTTTGCCACAAGTTCACAGGGCATTGTGTAGATCTCAAATGGCTGCGCGGTGTAATGCGCCAGATATTGACCCTGAACAGTTGTCAGAACGGTATAACTCTGATCGCACCCCAAACAGCCTGCATTCACGAGACCAGCAAGCGGATATAGCGTTTCAGGGTGATTGGTCATGGCGATGATCTCAGCACCGCAATTCATGCAGACAACCCCAGGCCATTTGTGATAATGAATGGCAAGTCGTGGATTCATTTCACTACCTCAATTTCATCCAACAGCTTACGGACTTCCAGCAGCTTGCGTGCAATCTGAAGCTCAACACGAAGATTGTCCAAACGTCCGCTCTGAAGATTCTTGCGGTAGTCTGTCGGGTCAAGCATCGGCCCCAGGGCGTCATAGGTGCTGTTGTTGAGTGAAACAGCCTCGATATACTGCTCAAGATCAGCAATCTCAACAGCGTGCAGAACACGCGCTGATGTATTGAGAATGCTTTGAATCAGTTCTTTGTCCATGCGTTACCTCGATTTATGGGCGCAGGATGTTGCGCCCCTTCAGTAGAAATAGAAGCTCGATTAGGGACGCTTAGCTATCGTAGTCGCTGGGGTCATCATCCGAGGCATCATCAAAATCGACCTCTGCCATAGAGCCAGGAACGATTGCCTCATTGGGGTCTTCCCAGTCATCATCTTCGTAGACGGTTTCGTCAGGGTCCCACTCTGAATCAGCGTAGGCGTTTTCATCATCCTCGATCTCATCAATTTGAGGATTAGGGATGGTTGCCGCAACCTGTCGCGACGATTCGACGCCGATCTGCGCCTCAATCCACGCCTGTGTTTCAGGGTGAAGGAAAATTGTGGTCCTGTTTGCCAGATACCACGTCTTCACATCCCCACCATTGGCGCGACTCATCGCACACCAGTCGGCCAGCATCTCACGCGCATAGACATCGGGCATCTTCTTCAAAACAGGTGTCATCTTGAAGACAAGATCGAGCTGTTTCACAGCGTCCCAATTCGGCTTAAACCAGGGAATTGAGATGTCGTAAATGATTGCTGCATCCCCACCTTCACCATATCTTGTGACAGTGGCATGGCTCATGCCACCATCATAGGAACACTGACCGAATTGTGGACGCGGCTTGTCTGGCCTGAAAAGATAAAACTGCCAGTGATGGCGATTGCGGTTGTAGTGCAGGTTTAACGCCTGATCCCACGCCTCCTGAACATCGGGCGGGTCGATCATCTTTGGGATTGACTGTCCTGTCTTTAGATCAGTCACAGACCAATTCCCATCACGGATCTTTTCGCCATAGAAGTGATTCACAAAGGCGAACCATTCATCAGGCATGAACTTATCCCAATCGTGAGTGATCGCAATCCACAGCGGCACGCCCAGCTTCAGGCACTCAAGGAACACAAACCACTTGTGACGGAGAACGTATTTCAGGTACTTCCAGTGTGCTTTCATCTCAATCCCTTCATAATGACGCTTATGGGCGGACGGTAAACAGCGTGGGCCATAGCTGCAATGTATAGACGTTGATGGCCCGTTTTCGCTTGTTGGCAGGATGCCAAACGCCTGTATGCTCAAATCCCATTGCTTGCCAGAACTGGTTAGCGGCAAGCTCATCAGCACAGCGCAGTTTGATCGCGGCGCAATTGGCACGTTGTGCGCGCTCAATCAGCGTTTTGACAGACATCTCACCAAACCCATGAGAGCGTCTGTCGTATTCGATCACGGCCTGGGCAATCGAAAGCATCCCGCCCGCGACAGGCTTGCCATGGATCAGATAGCCCATGTGCCGCCCGCGCAGATCGTTTTGGACGATGATCTGTCCATCGCGCTCATATTTTTCGAGGCGTGTGACAGGGATGAATCCGAGCGCATCGTAGTCTTGTTTCATCAGCCCTGTCACAAACGCGAGAGTTTCCATAAGCACCTCAATTGCTATAGGGACAGAAAATCCTTTAGGGACGGACAGCGGTTTCGCTTGGAATGTAGCCGTAGACCTGATAATCGAATCCGTTCGACACGTTGAAACCTGCCATGATGTGCACCAGCTTCAACTCAGGGTCTTGATGGACATGACGTAGAAACGCCTCAATCGCTGCTGCTGTTGACACGCTCTTATCAATCGCCTTTGCAGCATCCCAGGCCGCATCAATGAGATCACTGGTAAACCACAGGCGATAGCGGTCACTGTAGTTGTAGTGCGCGCCTTTGACCGTCTCACCATCATCGCCCTCAAGTTTGTAACCACGTGCCAGATAAACCGTTCGGGCAGTCTTGAAGCGGTCATCTGTGTAGTGCGGGCGTAGATGACGGATTGAGGCAGTGGGGTTGTTCTGAATGGCAATCCCAAGATTCGGCTCTGGGCGCAGTACGGAGCCGACAAAGCGCTCAAAAAGCATCTGCTCATAGCGTTCATAGCGTGTTGTGCGATTTTTCATGGTGTATATCCTTTTCGAGTTCAAGACTTTGCAGTACCGATGTAATGCACCTCACACCAACACAGCGCATGAGGTGCTGATTGCGTTTAAAACAGTGCAGATGTGTAAGGCTCATTGGCCCATGCCTGAGCCGCTGCAGCGAATTTGGGCATGATGTCGCATCCAATGAAGCGCCGCCCCAATGCCTGAGCCGCTTTACATGCCGCGCCTGAGCCGCTGAAGGGATCAATGACCAAATCCCCTGTGACGCTACTGCGAACGATAATCTGCTTAAAGATGTCTCTCGGCTTTTGTGTTGGGTGACGCCCGCCGCCATCTTTGCCAGTCACGCGCCCGCGCCCGATGCGCCACATATTGCCCTCACGTTTCGACCAGCGAAGAACGTGCTTGCCCTTGATGCAGAACAGAATGAATTCAGTCTGCGAACCGTAGTAATCAAGATTGCCTGCACCGAAATGGCATTTATCCCAGACGATGCACTGAGGCACCTTAAAACCAGCCTCTAATGCTGCTGTGTGCCATTCGTGCATCACGTCCCACCGCGTGAACATGTACATCGCGCCGCCTTCAGCAAGAGATTCAAATGCTGGCTTGATCCAAGAGGTATCAATCTTTGAATCGTCAAACTGCTCAGGCTGGTGATCGCGCGGCTTATCCCTCTCCAGATAAGCGCCCCGTTTCATGGTGGGCGTCTTACCCATCTGTGTATCGTGATAGCCGATACCATAAGGAGGGTCAGCCACGATGAGAGACGCCTTCTCCTGCAGGGAGTTGAACAGGTCTATGGCTGTACAGTTGTGAATGCGGTTTAGCTCCATCGATACCTCCTTTCATGCTGTATGTGAGGAAAGCCTCTTATGGGCGGACTGCTCAAAACAGTGTCGTTTGAACAGGAACCTTGCAGCTGGGAGAGAACCAGAGCGATTCAACTCGCTTGGCATTGTTCACGGCCTTTGCGCTCACATCGATCCGACGCCAGGTCCCGAATAGCTCATCATAGAGATCACACCGATAGCCTGAGATGATGACCATACCTTTGAGACTGTAGGCAAGCTGAGCCATCGCAATGTGTTGACCGTCGGTCATCTCATGCATGTAGCCTCGAAAGTTTTTACCTTTGGGCCGCGTGGCGTGAACATATGGTGGGTCCCAGTAGTGCAAGGTTTCAGGGCTATCGCACCTGGTGGCAACCTTCAAAGCATCGTCACATTCGATCTGAACATTCTTGAGGCGGCGCGCCACTTCCCAGAGATGAGACGTCTTATTCCATTGGGTGATCGCACTGGAGCGACTGTGAACGCCAAACCGCCAACCAGATTGGTGATCCAACCCGCCACCGCCAAAAGACTGGCAGCTGCGCACATAAAACAAGCGGGCCAATTCCACCGGATCCTCACCCTCATAGTTCCATGAGGCGATATTCTCTTTGCGACTGAACGGCGTGAGATTGATGGCACGAATCAGGCGGCGCGGATTGTCGCGCAGCTGCAGAAAGAAATTGATCACCTCTCCATTCAAATCATTCAGCACTTCACGCACCGACGGTGCTTTGCGAATCAGGACATTCGCACCGCCGGAGAAAGCTTCTGAGTAGATCCGGTGCTGAGGCATGAGGGACACAATCATGTCTGCCATGTTCCCCTTGCCCCCAAAGTAGGGAAAGATATTGCGTGTTTTCACGATTGCGCCGCCTCATCATCGCACTGGCAAACGTCACGCGGCAATCCACACGCGCACCAATTCGCAGCGGAGATCTCAGCGTCTTCGATTTCGTCCTGTTGGAACATGCGGCCTGCCCGCTCTATGTCCTCTTTGCGCTCACGTTCAAATTCGTCATCGTCCTCATAGATCCACTGATCATTGAGGATGCACGCGCCGCAGTCATTGCAGATCGATCCCCCGTTGTAATCAGGGAAACCGCTATCACAATTGCTCATACCTTCTTGCTGCTCATTGAAGCAGTTCGGGCAAATAGGCCACATGATTTAGTCCTTTTCGAGTTCAAATTCTTGCTGAGGCTGCATAATGCCATTTGCTCAAGGTCAGAACGGGATCTCATCAGTGTCTCGATGTGCGGCTGCGGGTTCCGATGCCCGTTTCTTGCGCTCGTCCTCCATTGCATCAAACAGGGTGTAGGGTTTGCCCTCACGGATCTTGTCCCGCAGCCAGTCCACCACGTCGATCAGCAGATAGAGGCGCTGCTCAATGTCAAAGTGAGTCTCGTTGAACGGCTCACCCAGAGGGCCATGAGCCAGCGTGTGAATAGCGATCAGCGCATCTTGCACCTGAACCAGCAGATCATCACGGAGGTGAGTCCCATAGGAAATTGGGGAGGCATTGAAAATATCAAAGAGCCGAACAATTTCGCGTTCAAAGACCTCGATATTACGCGTCCGCCGCTTATGACCTTTGCGATTGGCGATGATGACCTTTGCCAGCGTTTTGATTGTGCCGAGTGCCTCATCAATCATCTGACTGACCTCTGCTTTCCGCTTTCCCACACGTGAAAGCAGTTGGAATGGATGCTGACGTAGTTCTCAGGCCGCGGCAGCGGCATGTCGAAATCAACATCGAGTGGCAGCAACTCATAGCGCGCCTTGGCCACCTCATCCCATGTGGGATAGCGCGTGGGGTGCGCGATACTCAGGTGCCAGCCCCACCCCACATCAACAGGCGGGGAGACGATAATCGAGCACTGCCCCATGCTGTACAGGCGGCTCCCTGGCTCCAACTGCTCCTCACGGATCATCACAATCATGGTGACCGGAAGCGGCTCCTCTTTGATCGGTTGAAGCTTTGTCTGTGGGCGCGGTCCCAATCCCACAAAGGCATCATCTTTGCGTTTGGCCAGCATCGACCACTTGGACTTACTGCTCATTCGCGCTTGTCCTTCCCATTGCGCCGCGACAGCACGTGCAGCACAACAATCAACCCGATCCCCCACAGCAGCATGAGGCCCAGACACAGCAGCGCCAAATCGCGCGGCATCGCATCAATCATGAGGAGGTCTCCTTATCCAATCCGGACCAAACGGCCCAGCGTCTGACGGTCGTACTTTGGCTCTACCCCGATGTATTTCATCGTGGTGGTGATCGAGGCATGGCGCAGCATCTTCTGAATGTCCTCAATGGCCATCTTTGCGGTGTAAGCAAGCGAGGCTGCGGTGCGCCGATAATCGTGCGGGGACAGTCGCCACTCCGCACCGAGAACGCGTTCTGTCCGATCCCCCATCATGTCGCGCAGCGCCTGCTTTGACAGACCCTTGCACGGATCGTAGAAGTTGAGCGGGTAGGGCGTGCCGTAGCGATGGACCACCTGCCAGATTGGGACACTGCCCCCAATGCGGCGTGGATCATCGCTGTAGAGGTAGCCATTGAAGGCCTGCACGTACTCCAGAATGGCCGCGTAGGCTCCCGCATCAATCGACACCGGGTCGAAGTTGTTGCGCTTGCCGCGCACCTGAATGAGGTACGTCTCCTCATCCACTGATCGGATGTTTTCCAGGGTCAGCCGTTGCAGCTCCCCCACGCGCAGCCCCGTGGCAAAGGCAATCCTGAGCAAGGCGTAATCGCGCAGGCCGATGAGTGATTCGCGGTCAATCGCGCTCAACACCGTGTTGACCTGATCAAGCGACAAGCGCTTGAATTTGGGGTTCCAGAGGGGCGCAATGTTCGTGCTGACCTCACGCGGTGGCGGCTTGATGGCGGCCGCCTGACGCATCTGCATGGCACAATCCGCCACAAAGTCACGGACCGCCCCGGTCAATCCAGGCTGGTGCTGATCCGCCAGCGCCCGCAGATAGTGGCGTGCCACCGCCAGATAGCGCGCATTGATCGTGCTGCGCGCCAATCCCCGCTGAACCAGATGCGCCACATAATCCTGCATCACCGCCAACGTCGGCAGTTCATCGGCCAGCCAGTCCAGCAGGTAGGTCAGGCCACCCGCATACACGACGCGCGTGCTCTGCTCAGGATGACGTGAGGACCCGAGCATGGCGATGTAGGCAGACACGGCAACCACGGCCGCCTCACGCGAAAAGTGGTCCAACCAGTGGAAGGCGGGGGCAGGGTGGGGAATGAGGGTGATGGCAGACTCAGGGTTCAAATCTCACCTCTTTCACTCAGTGGTTAGATGTGATCGTCGGAGGGTGACTACGTGAATGAACTTATTCATCGATCAATCCCCCTTGGATTTAGCGCCGCGCCTTCAGGGTGGTAATCGCCTTCACAGCGTTCTCGCGTGCCGTGCGGTAAGTCTCAACCTCTGGCAGCATGTCACACAGCTCATCCAGGATCTGCACCGCCAGCGCCGCATCCGCCTTGTGAGCACTGCGACCCAGATCAACGATTTGCTGATTCAACTCACTGATCAGCCGCCGCTGCGCTTCAATCTGACCCGTCTGCTGGTCGATCAAATCCCCGCGCTGATCCAGCGTATTCTCAAGGGCCTTGACCCGATCCGCCCGCTGATCCAGCAAGCGATTCAGATCATCAATCGTCTTCTCAAGCTGGTTGATGCGCACCTGCCGCTGTGCTGCGAGCGCCCCCACGTGATCCGTCTGTCCCGCCACACGCAGCGCAGGGTCATCGTGATTGATGCTCATGGCACTCTCTGGTGCCGCATTCGATGTCACAGCAGTGGTCGCATCGCGCAAGGCCTTGAGGCGCTCGTATTCGCTGCGCCCCTTCGCCGTCAGCGTGTACTCACCCTTCTTTGGCGCAGCGTCGATATACCCGTGCAGCTTCAGGAACCCGGAGGCCTTGCCCGCCTGCTGGCGAGTCAGCGAAAACGTTTCGTAGCGCATGCCCAGATGAAGAATGCTGAACATGGTCGGTGTGAGTTCAAACGGGCGTGTGTCTGTCATGGGGTGTGTAGTGTCCTTCTGCTGGCGATGGCGATGACGTTGAAGGGCGCGCCTGTGCGCGTTTGCGATGAGGAGGAGGCGAAGGGGACGCAGGGCCGCATCATTGATCAGCACCATACTCAAGCTCCCGCGCCACCTTACGGCCCTTGTCTGTCAGTCTGTAAAACCCGTTGCGCATCCGCTCAATGAGCTTCAACGCATGCAAGCGCTCGATGGCATAGCCCATGCCCTGCCCACACCCCACACTGCCAAAGGCATGGGCCATCTGGAGGGCCTCAATCTGCGAGGGGCCGAGTCTGTAAGGGTTCGCGCTGATGTCAGTGCGCTGACGACGGGCACGGGCGGAGTTGTTGGCATTGGCAATCAACACATCAGCCAGCCGTGCGGCATAACCGCCGTTGTCGGCCTGCTGCTTCACATACGCCAACAGTTCCGCGCGCGTCTGGGCGTCAATCGATGTGGGTGTGTTCATCGCAGCCCCCGTCGACGGTCCTCAAGGCGCTGGTGAGCCGCGGTGATCCGCGCCGCCCGCTGCACCTGCTTGCGCGTCTGCTCGTGGCGGTGCAATCTCTCACGCCGCCGCTGCTGTTTCTGGTGTGCGCTCATCCGCCTACGCTCCCTTCAGCCGTGCGAGTTGTTTCGCCCACTTCTGCGCCTCATCCGCCATGTGCACCGCCTGATCCCGCTGCAACATCAGATCCGCAAACGCGATGCCGATCCCCGTGAGAGAAATCACCTGCGTGGTCGACAGCGCCTTGACCCGCTGAAGCTGCTCCCAGATGCCATCCACCGCCTCAATGAGGGCGGTGTCGCCGCTGGACTGCGCCGCTTCAGTGATGAGAATCAGATGGGCCTCCAACCGCTCCACCGCCAGCGCCATCATGTCCGGCGTTTCCTCGGCCAACTGAAGCACCGAGGTAAGAATGTCCTGTGCGGTCACATCCTCGTGTGACCCCTGTGTCTGTGTCATAGCAAGTGTCCTTGTGATAAGGAGGCGACCCGCCAGCCGCCTCCCGATGGTCAAATGTGTTGAGATGGTTGAATGTGATCAGGAATGGTTAAATGTATTCATCCTGCCTTGTTTGCGATCTTCTCGCGATACGTGTTCGGGTCACACATGATCTGGTCTTTTTTGGTGCCGCCGATAATCCGTGTCACCAGTCGACCATCCACATGCGCGCGGTGAAGTGTGCTGTAAGACTTGCCGATGATCTTTGTGGCCTCTGGCAGTGTCATCCAGCGCGTGCCCTCTGCGGGGATTGCACTGGCCTGCGCATTGATCTGCTCTTGCAGCGCCTTGACCTGCGCCTGCGCCTCTCGAAGCTGAGACTGCAAGCGTTCCACATGCGCCTCACTTGCGGCCAGCGCCGCGCTGTTGACCATCGCCAGCGCATCCATCTTCAGGCTCACGCCCATCGGCGCGAACCGCTGAAGGTGCGCCAGCAAGCCAGGAACCTGAGAGGCGTCATAGTTGTGGCACAGGAGCAAGGGGGTCTCACTGCGCTCCTGTGCGCGTGTGACCGTGGCTGCAAGACCCTTGCCGAGCACGCGCCGCTCTTTCGTGTAGGTCGTCATCTAGGCCCCCTTCTGCGCAATCAGATCAGCCTGGGACTGCTCCCACACCTCGCGGACCAACACGGCAATCAACGGATTGTTCATGTTGGCGATACTGAGATCGTATTCGAGTATGGCCAACTGCTCGGCGCTCTCGTCAGGGGCCTGTTTCAGCGCTTCAATCTCACACTGCGCATGAACCAGCGCTTGCACCATCTCATCACGCTGCTCAACAGCCCTGGCAAGACCCGCCTTCGTGCTGTCAAGCGCAGCCCCTGCTGCATACAACTGGTTCATGATGCTGGTGAGCGTCGCGATCATGAAGTTCGGGGCATTCGTCTGGAGGAGAAAGCGATGGATGCCATCGAGATCCATCAGGCTGAGGCCCACCTCTGTCACTGCCACCTGCAAGGCCTTTTCCGTGTCCCCTGTTTCGGTCATCATGAGGCCACCGCCGCATCATCCTCTTCATCACCCATCAGGATGTCGGTCATGCTGTACCAGCCTTCCCAGATGTTGAAGGACATGTATTCGGCCATGTAGGTGTCGTGCATCGTGTTGGTCAGAGGTTCATCGTCGCGCTCAAAGCGCAGCAGCGGCCATGTTGCCATATCCTTCCGCTCGGCATCGGCCACCTGAGGGTCGGTGATCAAGGCGATGTGCGCCTCCTGAAAGTGCGGGTAGTTCTCCAGCAGTGTGCCCGTGATCCAGATCGTCTCATCGGACTCATCTGCGCCAACATCGAACCGAATTTTCGTTCCCACCGGAACCGCACGGGCGAACCGCGCCCATTCGTCTTTTGTAAACATCGTGCTCAACTCCAAAAACTAGGTGCATCGAACACAGGACCGCTCACACGAACGGCCTTCGTCGGAATGTGCTGTCAGGATAAGTTACTGTGCTGCTGAGACTGCGAGAACCGGAAAGGGGGACACAGGGTGACTGATGAGTCGCCCTACCCTCTCATCCCACCGCAGGGCCGTTGTGGCCATGTCATCCACGATCTGCTGATTCCAGAATCGGGTCAGCGTCTCTGCGCCGTATCGGCGCAGGATCTCCGCGGCTGGCATCTTGGGATCGATGTCACGCGGATCAATCGGCGTGCGGTCCTGCGGCGCATCAGCGGTCAGGAACACGATCTCAGCAGGCTGCGGGCGCATCCCCTCAGTCTCATCAGAGGGTGTGTCCTCAACGGGGGCGGGCGTGTCGATCTCACGGACACGCGGCACAGTCACAACAGCGCGGGCGTCATCGTGGGGTGGGGTGGTCGGTGTGGAGATCTCGCGTTCGAGGCGGAGGAAGTGGGTAAACTCCTTGCCGTACTCAGGCAAAACGATCAGATCTTCGAAGACCACGTGCCAACCCTGATTCCGATATCCAGCAATTTCATCCATGTCAGGATCGACCAGCTTCATCGTCTCAATCGTGCGCGGCTGCGTCTGCGCAACCTGCGCGGCTTCCAGCGCCTTGATGCGCGCATTCAACTCGGCGTTGCTCTCCATGATGAGGTGCTCAAGATACCCGCTCTCCTCATCAGGATCGTCATTGGCCTGCGCTTCCATCTCCGCAATCCGCGCGCTGATGCTGCGGTAGGACCGCTTCAGCGACTCGTTGTCATCCAAGTACGCGTCTCGCTGCTGTAAGGCCTTCATCGTGGCATCCGCCTGCACATCCAGCTTTTGTTGAAGCGTGGCGATCATCCGCTCCAACCCCTCAACCTCCGTCTCTTTCTCACTGAGCTGGTCATTCAGCCCCATGATCGTGTTGTCGCGCTGGCGCAGCTTGTCTCCCACCGCCGCAAGGGTCTGCGCGATGGTGAACTCATTTTCAGCGATGGTGCTCTCCCCCGCCTGATCCAATGTGGCAGGGTCAGTGGGCGGGGTCACCAGTTCACCAAAATTGGCACGAGAGAAGTTACAGTTCGGGCAACGAGCGCCCTCAGTCAGGTAATAGCGCGTGCCACAGTTCGCGCATTCATGGCCCGCCGGATGTTCAGGTGTATCGATCATTGCATCCGAGGACGAGCGCAAGCCGCTGATGAACCCACTCCCAGGCTTAATGTAACCACCTTCGGAGTCTGTGTCAGCGGGCGGCTGCGCACTGGTGTCCAACTGGCTGGCAAGGGTGGCAAGCTCACTGAGATCGCACCATTCCTCGTAACCAGCGGGCTGCGGCACACCATCCCGTGTAAACCGTGCGCGGTATCCACCGCCCTGCGTGGCACTGATCTCCTGAAGAGTGATCAGCGTGTGACCGAGCAGCGCCTGATCACCCACCTCCCAGTCAGGTTTCACCTTCGCGGCCAACGCATCACGGGTGTTTTTCCAGGGGTCTTTTGTCTCCCCCGTCTTTGCCAGCGTCGCAATCGTCGCCGGATCATCCGAGTCGCTCAGCTCGTTGATGTTCAGGGAGTTCGTGAACGGGCGCGGGTCATCGCCGCGCTGCCATTCGACCTGCCGTGTCGTGTGCTTCACACCCGTGATCGTCACTCGTGTCACCAGCGAGGCGCTGTAGGCTGTCGAGCCGATGGGGTAGAGGGTGATCGGCGTGCCTGTGTCTGTTTGTTGGGGGTCTTGCAGAGTCGTCATAGAAGCCTCATTCTGTAGAACTATTTATGGGGGTATGTCGCACCCACCTCGTGCTGAGATGGGTGCAGGGTTGTCAAATCCCATATGACAAATGAGAAACTAGAGGCTAAAATGAGGCGCAACGGGGCGGCCTCAAACCGTCTCGGCTCTGGGATCGACAGGTCCTGAGAAAACAAGGCGATCTTCAGAGTATTGGAACTTGCCTCGCAAGAGGCTGTTTCACGATGGGGGCAGCGCTGAAACGCTGTCCTCATCCACATAATGAAACATGTCATTATGTTATAAAATCATAACCGTTTTTCTGATCACGGCAATGTAACAAATGTCTGATTGGCGTTCGGTTTCAGTTATAAACCGAACAATTGTGCGTTAATTCGAGGTCTCTAGAGGCTGTGTCAGGGTTGACACGGCGTAGGGAAATCGTCAGGTAAGAGAGTTCGCTTTTTAAGGTGCTTGCCCGCTATCAGATCCTCAACGCTGGAGTGCTGGTGCGAGGTGGTGCTGTGATTGCGTTTCTATGTATAGATTACATCTGTTTTCAGGAATGTCAACACGTCTTTACACGATAGGTATTCGTGTTGACACAACTGTGATTGTGATTTATGCTGAAAGGAAAATGTACGAGGATGGCAGTGAAGAACAGATTTGAAGTCCTGCGCCGCCAGAAAGAGGCAGCTGAAGAGCGAGACATCACCCTGAAGGAGATTGCCAGTGCGTTAGGCGTCTCCCGCCAGACCCTCGACAAGTACAAGAAGAATCAGATGGAGTTTGTTAATCTGGATGTTGTGCAGGCTCTATGTGATTACTTTAAGTGCGACATTGCCGATTTCCTGTATATTGATCGCAGCGGCCATCAGTCGGAGGCTCAGTAGTGATGCTTGTGCAGAACCGCCTGAATGAACTGCTGGCCGACAAGATGCAGCGTGAGCGGCGCGCGATTTCTATGAGCGAGGTCGCAAAGGCGTGCGGCATGTCGCGCCAGAATATCCATCGCTGGATCAACAACCGCGTCAAATCCTGCCCCTTCGACACGATGGCGGCGTTCTGCCTCTATTTCGAGTGCACACCGAACGATCTGTTTGTGGTGAAGCGTGGGGACGTGGCGCAGTGACATCTATACCGCCGATCATGACAGAAGAATCATGGGCGCGGTTTGGTGCTCATGTGATCCCAGGGAAAACGCGGGCGCGCCTTCCAACATGGAGCGCGGATTGTATCATCATGAGCACGTTTCCATTTTACGAGATCGACAATGGAATGGGCACGTTTGATGACCCAGCGCCCAATTGGGATATTTCAGGTCGGCACGCGCGGATCGCTGTCACGTGGTTTAAATTTCAGATCCTTCCATCATCGGCGTTGTCAGAGCCAGGCAGCTACCCTGTCAAGGATTTGCTGTACTTCGTCAACAGCCGATGGCTGTCTTTCGATCAGATCATGGCGTTAGAGATAACATCACACCCCTCCCCCACCCCACCGAGCAGAGAGGATTAGCAATGGCCGTGCGCAGCAATCCAGACCGCTACAAGCCAGAGGAGAAGCCCACGCACTGCTATGTTGGTCGTGGTCCCTGCGGGTGCGTGTGGTCCATCTGCACATGTGAGACAGACAAGAGCACCGCGCAGATGGTGGCCGATATGATCAAGAGCGGTCAGGTGATTGATCGACTGCTGTTTGATGAGGCGCACAGCGCATTCCTGGCAGGCCTGAAGTGCGATCACAAAACCGTGAAGGACGCGAAGGGGCCGCTGCTGTAGCGAGGAAATAGGGGCGTATAATCGAATATTCCTGCCCTTTGCAAAAGGGCGCAAGATTCAGCAGTGGGGCAGGGCATCTGCCAGAGAGGGGGACGCAACACCATGACCGAAGATGAACACCGCTTTCTTATGAATCTGGCTTATCGACGCATGGGCCTTCTGGAAGCGCGCATTCTGGAGGATCAGCGGTTTGGGCCGATGGTATGGATCGGGCAATCAGAAAGCCCGCAGGATAGGGCGCGACGTCACGAGATTGAAGATCGCGAGCGAGATCGCATCAACCGTGAGAGGGATGAGGAGGGTGAATAAGAACAAATTGGCGGATTTATCAGGATCAGATACAATCACCACACACGCAAAAACCCGCTGCAAAGCGGGCATCGCCTGATCATCAATTCGGGTACGAACCGAGATGATGATTAAATTTAACCACAACACAGCAATTTGAATCTTGTTCTTGGCGGGATGAGCTTCAAATCGCTGTTCACAAGGGCATCAGACCACCCTGACACGGGAATAGCCCGACAAGGACAGTATAGCACCGATGATTAAATTTAACCAGACCTCTGCACAAGAGGAATCCGTTAACGTTTCTTCACAGACCGATCAGCCCGCGCCGCTGCACATCATCCAGCCTCATGGCGTCTATGACCTCTCCGAAGCCCTGGGCAGCGCTGAGGCCGCGCTTGTCGTCTGCAAACTGCGCGCTTGGCTCACCTACAATCAGGCCCAGAACCCGCACATCAGCTACCGTGATGGTCGCTGGTGGACATTCAGCTCTCTTGAGAAGTGGTGCCGGCGTGATTTCAAATGGCTCACCCCTCGGCAGCTCGGTACCATCATGAAGCGCCTCGAAACCATGAAGGTGATCATACGGCGTCAGTATGGCGCGGATGATCTCAAAATGGCCTATTGGTACAGCGTGAATGAACATGTTCTCGCAACGCTTCTTGATCAGACCGAAAGCGCAGATGCATTTGACAAAAACGTCGAATCGTCCGACGAAAATGTCAAATGGTTCGACAAAAACGTCGAATATAAAACAACAGAAAAAGAAAATAAGAATCAAAATAAACCATCAAAGACTCAAACAACAGCATCACGCACACCTGCGCGCGATGACACAGAGACCGATGCCGTACCGGGATCACCCGCTGTTGTTGTTGTCACCCCACCCCGCCCCATCACTCACGAAGCTGAGACAGGGGAGATGCTCATTGACGCCGAAGAGATGCAAAGCCTCAAAGACGAGATGCGCAACGATGCATCTGACGTTGAAGCACAGCAAAGCCAACACCCAAACGACACCTCTCTCTCCAAAGTTCCGCAAAAGGTTCTCTCTCCGCAGGCTGCCGACGTGCTGCGGGCGGATCTGATCCGCTTCGGCGTCGTGCCGCATCAGGCGGCGCGTCTCGTGCGCACCTATCCAGAGGCGGATATTCGCTATGTGCTGGCCCACGCCCGCGCCGCGACCAATCTTCACAACCCGCCCGGGTTCCTGGTGGGGGAGATGGATCAGGGTGGGGCGGGTGTGCTGGCTCTGCGTGATCAACAAAAGATTACATTTAACCAGACGTCACTGATCTCACCAGCCCTGACCGAAGATCGACTTGCTGAGATGCGTCGCGAAACCGCTCGCATGATGGGTGAAGATCCCGAATCTCTGATTGAATGCAATCACCAGCCCGCCAATCATCCCGACGTTGGGACCTCTGACGCATCGGGGCAGACTGTCATTTCAAAACAACATCTCGAATACGCACTTTAGTCCAGAAGGGGACAAAACATCATGACCATTATTCTCTCAGTGTTGGGCCGTAAGGGTGGGATCGGCAAGACGACGCTTGCCAAGAATATTGCAGCCGCATCTGCGTTGCAGGGCTACACAACCGTTGTCATCGACGCAGACGGCCAGGGGAATGCCGCCGATGGGATGCGGGTCAAGCGGTGGGATGGCTTTAAATCGTTGATCCTTGATGATGCGGAGTGGAATCAGGTCCTCAGCCCTGTTCCAGCAGAATTTACAGGCCAAGATGTTAACTATCTCGCTGTGCTGCCTGCCTTCAATCAGCAGCTGCAGGTGGAGAAAAACGACGCTACCCCACCAATCATTTATGAGCGCATGAATGAGCTGCGCGGGATGGTCGATGTTGTGGTGTGCGATTTGCCCCCTGGCGTCAGCAACACGCACACAGGCCTGTACTATGCCAGCGATTACGTGATTCTTCCCACTCTCTTGGAGATCGACAGTGTGAAATCTCTTGAGACCACTGTCGGTTATCTTGATGCTGCAAAGGTGGCAGGGGAGCGCGCGGGTTACAAGGTGGCTGAGGTGCTCGGCATTGTCCCGAATCGCTTTTCAGCCTCCGAGCGTGTTCATCAGGTGAACAGCGGGTATGTGCGCGGAGTCTGGGAAAAGCGCTTTAGTGTCTTCCAGCCGATGCGCGATCTGGCGGTGTGGCGGCGTGCGGCTCAGTTCGAGATGAGCATCTATGCACTGTCAGAGCGCGGCGTGTATGCCGAGCGTGTGGAAGCCCGCAAAGCCATCACGGAATTGGGTGTGATCACGTCGGTGCTGTTTGATTTGGTCGCATCGGAGGCGGGCAAATGAGCAAGCGGGGCAATGACGAGCGGTTTATGTCCCGCTTGAGCAATGACAGGGACAAGGGGCCGATGCCGCCATCGGAGGAGATCTTTGTCGCCGCTGCAAACTCCCCTATTCCGCCACGAGACAACAAATTTCGTGCCGAGAACGAGGAGTTAAAAGGCCAGGTTGCGCAGCTTCAGGAGATGCTTGCAAATCGCGGCAGCGGCTTGGCTTTGCAGGATAACAGTCTGATGGTAGAGGGTTTCCAGTTCTCCCCCACTGGATTGATCGCGCCGGATGGGATGGGTTACGATGCATGGGTAGAGGTTGGTAAGCTGATATTCAGACTTGAGGGGTCGATTCAGTGGCTTATTGGTGATTGGCTGGTGCAAGGGGAGGGGGTAGGGTACGGCGAACACACTGCGATAGCGGAGAGCTTGGGTCGTGAGCCGAAGACGCTGTATGACTACACTTATGTGGCGCGCAACGTGCCATTTTCCGTACGTACGGAAAATCTCTCTTGGGCACATCACTCTCGCGTGGCAAAGATGCCTGTTGAGGATCAAGTGCGGGCGCTGCAATTTGCCGTTGATCGTAAACTTTCGTTCGCTGCTTTCCGTCAGTGGATCGGCGCGGGGATGCCAGAGGAATGGCCTCCATCGTCAGCGTTGGAGGCACGGGATACCGCGCCATCACCCACGCTCTTATCAGATGAGGGGATCAACTATGCGGCCCTGCCATCCCCGTTCAAATCCCTAAGCGATGTTGATCCATCCAAAGCGAAGCAGCAAGATCATGAGCGCGCACGTCAGATTGTGGCTGCGAATGAGCATGCACTAGAAGCATTTAAACGTCGGTGGGGGATTAAATAATCAGCACAAGAGCCTCAATCCCTCTGAGGCTCTTGACCCCACCCATGATACAATGAGGCCTGACGATGTTGATTGCATCGCGAGCCTCATTTTGAACAAAAGCCCCACGCGGTGGGGTGTTTTGTTTTCTGTGCTAAGATCTGACAAAGACACAGGGAGGGATCAATGCCACTGACACGCGAACAGACCGACACAATCAACGGTCTTGTCAGGATCGGGGAGATTGATGAGGCCCGCGCACTCCTCACAAAATGGGGCGCAACGGAGGCTCTCGCAAGGTTGAATGCACGGCATCCGCAGGTGTCAGGGCAATTGCCTGCTGACACGCGACCTGGGCAGAACACAAAAACGCCCCCTAAAATGCGAGGGAGCGTTATCCTTTTAAGTCTCCTTATTCTGATCCTTTTAATGCTGGTGTGCTTGCTCTGGGTGTCCGGTGCCTTCAATGGCTATGGGTGCAATAACTTTTGCTGATTGAAATCAATTGAGCAGCCCACCGTGTTTTTTTGGTGCATACCCCTCTAACGCATCGCCGCCACAATGTACTGGACATTGAGCTTGTCTGAGTTTTCCGCATCGCAACCAAACCAGCCAACGTAATCCTTTACGCCCGCCGTGTGATCGTAGCAGTATTCTGCTGTCGACGGATAGTTGGTCATAAACTCCTCTGCGGTCAGTTCGCAGGCTGCCGTCAGCATATCCTCAGATTGATACTCTGACAGGTCATGTTCATCCAGTGCCAGATAGTAGCACACACCATAGAGTTGAAGATAAATCTTCCCTGGCTTCTCTTCCTTTTCCTTCTGCTGCTGGAAAAGGATCACACCAACCGCAATCACACCAAGCACGAACAGGGTCCCGACCACAGCAGCAAAGGCCACCATGCCGGATGAGGTCTTGGGTTTGTCTTTGGCCTTCACCTGAAAGCCTGAAATCGGTGCAACCGCGGGTGCTGTGCTGGTGGCCCGTGTCGCTGGCTGCGCCCCACGCACCAGGGCGATTTTTTTGAGCAAATCCCCTGCTTCAGGCGCGTTTGATTTCCATAGCAGCGTCTCGGCCTCATCAAACCTCTTCTGTGCAATCAGGCGTCTGACCTCGTCCAGATCATCGGCAGGGGCTTTTGCTGGCCCCTTCTTTGCGGAGGTGATCGGCGTGCGCGCTGGTGTGGGGAATCGCTCTTCCAAGGTGGCCAGCATGGAGCGGGCGCGGTCATCGTCAATCCCGCGCAGCAGCCGCTTCGCTTGCTCAATTTTGCTCGGCTCACGGGTGGCCACGAGTGCCTTAATCTCCTCAAACTGCGCCTTTGTCATGGGTGGCATTAGTACGACTCCTCTGTTTTGTTTGCCTTCCATCATAACGCGAGACAACAATCGAGGGCCATAAGACTGATCCTATGGCCCTGCTACACCTCTATTAAAAATGCGCCCGATACTCATATCGCGCGCTGGATTAGTCGTCAAGCTTTGCTGTGATTAGGTCGCTTAGCTCGCAGTTGAAATACCGCATCAATTTGGCGACGGTATCAAATTCGAGTCTATCGACGCTCCCCTGATACCACCGCGAAAGTGTTGGCTGAGAGATGCCTGTAGCCTGTGCGATCTGCTTCTGTGTGATCGGTTCGCCTCTTTCAAGGCCTCGTTTCATCATCAGTGTTTTTAGGTGCGTTTTAAATCCTGACATCATTGCCGATACTCCTGATGTGATTTGACATGATGCCAACAGTATACAGCTATATTTTTCAAACGCAATATAATTAACGTCTGCGCTATTGACATTCCCTCAGATGCATATATAATGATTATAAGTGAGCACGACAACTCACGACCACAAACGCAAAACGCCCGTCTGGAACACGGGCGCTCTGCACAAAACCATGAAACATTGATCGCAGCAAACAATCAATACAAAGGATCATACATCAGATGAACGCCTCCACACAATACGCTGTTACACCCATCGGCACCCTGCTCTCAGACAAGCAGCTCCTGAATGGCCGCGTCCAGTATCGCGCGTTTGCACAGTATCAGGTTGCCGCTGACGAGGCGAACAACGATCTGCTGCACACGGGCATCATCACCACCGCGCACACTCATCCTGTGCACGGTCTGATGGTTCGGATCATGCCCGACGAGAACACGCTCGATCTGGTGGCGGGATGGTATGCGCTCAGCCAGGTCACAGGGTGGGCGGTGATCGCATCTGAGGACACCCCTGCTGTCGTGGTGATGGATCAGCCCGCTGTTGTGACTGTCCAGACCGTCGAGACCCCTGTCGCAGCGCAGCCCGCACACATGACGGACGCAGGGCGTGTGGTGGGCACGCTTGGTTATGTCAGCATCAAGTCGGGATACGGCTTCATCGATTACACGGATGGCGATTTTGTAGACAGCGTGAAATTCGACACTCGCAACGTCTTTGGGGGCACGCAGGCGGTCATCGCGCTCATGAGTCTCAAGAAGGGCACGCAGGTGTCGTTCGCACATGGCACTGCAAAGAGCGCTGTGGCGGTGGTCATTCCTGGCAACGAGAAGAGCGAATCGCACTATGCCAGCTATATGGACATCAAGGCCCGCAAGACCGCTGCCCCGCTGCCCCGTGCGCGTCGCAACCGTGACATCAATGCCCGCGTGGTTCGCCCGCAGGCGTAGGACCGCAAAGGGGCGCACCGCGCTGCGCCCCACCCATGCTACGATGAGTCTACACCGTTCGATCACCCGTTCTTTTCTCAGGAGAGATACACCATGACCCACAATCCCTTCAAGCCCGCCGCACAAACCGCTCGCTATCTCAAGGTCCTGCTGTTTGGTGGCCCTGGCAGTGGCAAAACCCGTGCGGCGCTGTCCTTCCCTGGCTGCGCCGTTGTGGATGCCGAGGGCGGCACCACCCTGTACCGCGGACGTCCTGGCATCGCCCCGTTTCTGGTCATGGATGCCAAGACGCTTAGCGAACTCGAAAGTGCTGTCGACTTCATCGAGGCCGACAAGGGCAAGAGTGTGAAGACACTCGTCATCGACCCGATCAGCGTGTTCTACAAGGTGCAGCGTGAGGCCACCGCCAAAACGAACAAGCGCGGGGAAATGGGTTTCCGTGAGTGGGGCAAATTGAACATGCGCATGGGCACCCTGTACACGCGCCTCACCAATCTGCCCTGTCACGTGGTTGTCATCGCCCGTGAAACCACGGAGTACGAGGGCACGGGTGACGATATGCGGCGTGTTGGCATGAAGCCGGACAGCGATGGGCAGATGGCGTACATCTTCGATTTTGTGGTGCATCTGCAAGCGGATCACACGGGGCGCGTCGTCAAGTCGCGGGGTGCCGAGTTGGGGGAGGGCCAGCGCCTCAAGTCGGTCAGTTGGGAAACCTTTGAGCCGTTCGCCCGCGCCTATGAAAACGGCACTCGTGAGCGCCTTACCGAGGATGATTCGGCGGTGGCCGCTGAGACCGACCATGAGATCAAGCGGGATGAGTTTCAGGACCGCGATACGGTTGAGGCGTTTGTCAAGGAGTGGAAGGCCCAGGGGATGAGCGTGAAGGACATCACGGACGCCCTGAAAATCGACAAGTGGTCGCAGTGGACCCAGGGGGTTGCGGCCGCTCGTGCTGTGATGCGTGACTACGTGGGCGCGGACACCAAACCTGAGACACAGGCCAGCTAGACCGCAAGGGGCGGTGTATACAGCCCCACTAACGCAAACACGCTGAACGTTTCTTTGGACGGAGCCGTTCAGCGTGCCTTCTCTGTAACCCTTCTATCACAAAGGATCACATTCACATGATACCGATTCAACCCAACGACACGCAAGTGCTGGCCTTTACGCAGCGCCTCATCGCGCACGGCATGGCTGATGACAAAGGCCTGTACCGTGCCCTCGTCAGCGCCTATGCCACCCTGGTGGCGACACAGACCGTTGACGATCCGACCCTGCTGGCGCGCCTGTTTGATCGGCCCTGCCTGACGCCTGCCACGCTGCTGGCGCAGATCAACGCGCTGATCGCGGCGCAGAAGGGCTAGAATCGAACGCGCCGTAGGCTGATCATGTCCTCCGGCGCGTTCTCGTTTGTGTTGGCAATGTTTGGGGGTGGTGGTATAGGGGCGATGGATCACAGATCAAATGTTGCACCGCTCACACGGCATGGAGCCGAATTTCGCACACCACCAGAACAACTGTAGCACATCACACACATCCCCGCAAGCTGTGTGGTTTGTGGTATTCTGAATCTAGAACGGAGGACCGTATGCGCCCCATGCCAACAGAGATTGCGGAGATTCGCGACGAGACAGGTTTGCACTGCTACACCCTCGCCCTTGCCCCTGCGTATGGTCTTCAGGTGATCTGTTGCCGTGATCTTGAGCGTGTGTCAGTCCTTGTGTATTCCGACGATGAGGGGCAATGGGTTGAGAGTGCTCGCATTCAGCAGAAGATGCTTGAGGTGTCTGTTGATGCGCCCACACATTGGTCCTTGATCGATTTGCTGTTTGATGTACGCGATGATCAGCGCTACCTCGATTCTCTTGAGGAGGGCCTTGATACGTACCTTGATCGTAAAACACAGCTTGCTCGCCTGGTCGATATTCACTATTCACGCCGCTTGTCGCGCTGACGGAGGGCACCCATGAAACATCACGTTTTTGCCATCGGCGATCATGCCCTCTATTTTGGCCAGCCTGTGCGCGTGGATGATGTGCGCAATGGGCTGCTGCTGATCACGTATCTGGACGAGAACGGCCGCGATGTGATGACCCTTGATGGTCAGCCGGAGTATGTCGGCGCAGGGACGCTGCGGGCTGTGGTGACGTTGAATCGGGATGCGCTCGACAGTGGCGCGGTGGTGGGGTGATTTTATGATGACACGTCGTATTCTCTCACTGATGGGTGGCCCTGTGCGCTACACGAAGGCCGCACGGCTTGTTCCTGGCTTGTGGGATGATCTGCCAGAGGGCATGGTGGCTGAGGCGGACCCTGAGCGCGCCATCTGCTACATTCGCAATGTGCCGCACACCCTCATCGACTGCCTGGAGGTGTTTGTGGGCGGCTGGCGGGACGTGTTGTATCTGGATGTGACCGCGTGGCACCACAAGCTTTACACGCACTATCTGCTGCGCAAAACCATGCCGTATCAATTGTTCACCTTCATGGCACGCGCGGATCGTGCAGGGTATCAGACACTGGCCTTCATCCCGCGTCCGCTCGACACAGGCGTGACCGTGTGGGTGGATGTGGAGGGCAATGTGCGCCCGTCTGTTCAATATGATCCCTACGAGGTCAAGGCTGTTCATCACCCTGTGCAGGGGTTGTCGTTGGGGGCCGATCGTGAGGGGCGCAGCACCATGACGCCGCCTGAGACCACATTCACTGTGAACGGTGAGCCTGCGCGCTTAATCAACACCGATCACGGGGCCACGTTCGTGATTCAGGGCAGGCTCACTGTCAGCCCTTCGGCCACGGTCTCTATTGCTGAGGTTACCCCAACGCGTGAGCCTCGCCCCCATCAAGCGGGTGTGGATTTCTTCTATACCTGGGAGTTGCACGAAGATGACGGCGAGATGCCATTCGGCAGCGGCTCTGATTCGTGATTGCTCCTCTCCTCCAAAGCAGATGATCCTTGTGCGCCTTCCTTATAGGAGGCGCTTTTTTGTCGGATTGCGCTCAGTGGTCCTGCCCCACCTGTGATACGCTGATCATGCACACTCCCGTGCACAACAGTCTACAGAATCCCACACAGCCTCACGGCGGGAGGTGGATTGGTCTCAATTTGAGTTGATTTTTCTTTGGAGATGCGCGCCTGACGCACTGTGTCAGGCGTTTTGTATTGTGGGGCGTGTGGTGAGAGAGGGGTTTCGAGATGAGGTGCGTCTCAGGAGCGGGGCCTCAATCAGCCTGTGAGACAGCGCACCTGCCACGATGCCACACATCCCGCCGACGATGCCTGCATGTGGCGTCACACTCAGCAGCAGCACAATCAGCGGATAGTGCCACAAATAGACGCCGTACGAGATTGTGCCGAGATACACGAGTACAGGATGACTCAACGCACGGCTGAGGATCGACGTCCGTGATTGCATCAGGAGCGCAATCAGGAGCGTCGTGCACACGCTCACCACGGGCATGCTGACGAGATACGTGAGCGAGCTACGCAGCGGGTAGAGGCCCAGGCAAATCGCCAGGATGAGCACGCAGGCCGTGCTCAGCACGCGCCCCACAGACACTGACAGGCGCACCGATGGCACCAGCGCCAGCGCACTCCCAAGCAATACGCCATCGATGCGCGTGAACGTCGCAAAATAGATCGTTGTCAGCGGCACGCCTGACAGCACCAGCGTCGTGCGCAGCCCCACCACACACACCGCCAGCAGCATACAGGTCCACAGCAGCGCACGCCGCGACAGAGACGCCACAATCAGCGGCCACACGAGATACACCTGCTCCTGGATCGACAGTGACCACAGATGCAGCAGCAGTGACTCGTGCGTGTGCAGCACCTGCGTCCAGTTGGCCACAAGAGCCAGTGCCGCAAGGCTGTCAGCAGACAGACGAGGCGCTGCGTCGGGATGCAGGAGAGGGACAACGAGATTGAGACTGGCCAGCATCACGCACAGGGCAGGCAGCAGACGCCGTATCCGCCGCGCATAGAAGGATCTGACATCAATCCGACCTGTCCGGTCCCGTTCGCGCACCAGATGCGCTGTGATGAGATAGCCGCTCAACACGAACATGATGAGCGATCCACCGAACACAGGCAGCCCCGCATGCGCCGCTAGGACGCACAGCAGGGCCACGCCGCGCAGTCCGTCGAGGGTGGGTAGGCGTGAGGTGTGAGATGGGAGGCGCATGTCAGAGGGGGCGGAAGGATGGGATGTAAAGAGGGGCATTGATCTCCTGGTATCAGACTAAAAAAGGCGCTGTGTCGTCCTACACAGCGCCTCCACACACAATCAAGGAGCTTTCATGGTGCACCGTCTGCGTGAGGGGCGCAGAGGGCGCGGGGGTGTTCGATGCGCGTGTCTTAGCTGCCGCTCGTGGGCCAGGTGGTGCCTGCACCAGATGAGGGCAGGGTGGGACCTGTCTCTGAAGGAGGCTTGGTGTGATACCCGGTCGTGTCTTTTGTGACCGTGTAGCCCAGCTTCTGAAGCGCCAGAATCAGCAGGTTTTCATCCAGTGGGGTCGGTGTTTTGGCAGCGTAGTCATTCAGCACTGTGTCGCTGACTGCGGGCACCATGCCTTTGGCCAGTTGCAGCGCGGTCTCTGCGGGGATCAACGGGGCCACAATCTTCATGATGGCTGGCAGATTGAACAGCAGCACAACCACAATCAGGACCACACCACCATAGGCGAGATAGATGAATGGGCTGATGGTCTCTGTGGTCGACGGTGAGGTGGGGGCCTGAACAGTGATGTCAACGCTGCCGTTTTCACCTGTGGTGACGGTCACGGGGGCGCTGTCGGTGGCTTCGGCGGTCGGGTCCTGAGCCAGTGCGGGTAGCACGAGCAGCAGAGTCAGGCTCAGCAGAACGATCAGGCGTACAAGGGTGTTCGGTTTCACGGCGATTTCTCCTCTAACTTGGATTGCTTGATGTGATTGGCAATGACCTCCACAGACTGCTTGGTGGAGGCCACGTAGGTGCCCAGACGCTCGTCCATGTCGTTGACCTTGATCACAACTCCATCGACACGGAGACCAATGGCCTGAATTTGATCAGCCAGTGCTTTCACCAGATTCGTCAGCAGGTCGATGAGCTTGGTCAATCGTTCGACCTCCTGACTGAGATAGCGCACCGCTTCGCGCATGGCGGCCTCTGCCTCGCTGTTCCGGTCGCGCTCTTGCTGGTTTTGCTTCAGCAGCAGAGTCACATTGTCGACACTGCCCTCGAAGACGCGATCCTGAATGCGCGCGCGGTTGGCCCCCACATCCCCCATGTCTTTCAACAGTCGGGGCAACACTTGAATAAAGAGAACCCACACAATCGCGATGGGACCAAACTCGCGAATCAGCTGTGCCACGTCCATGCTCACCCTGCTCCAACAGATTGGTCCTGGGCCTGAATCAGTGCAAAAAACACCGACAGGACCGCGATGGACACGGACAGATACACACTTAAGGGAGAGATGCTGCTGTTGTCGGCGGCGATGGCATACATGACCATCAGTGAGTACAGGTAAATGCCCAACATCCGCCGCAGTGCCCACCACGGCTTCATGTGGTTGTGGCGCAGTTGGCCCGCGCCCCACAGGATGACCCCGACCATCGCAATGAAGAAGCCCAACCCATAGCGGGATTGAATGGAGCGCGCCACGGTCGCGTCGGGTCGGGTCATGAGGCCCCATGCCAGAATCCACAGCAGCACACTGATGCTGGTCAGCATGGCGTGCTTGGTGTTCTCGCGCACCCAGCGAGGCACAAACCACGGTGGTCGCAGGTGTGCGCGCTGAATGGCCACCATCAACCCAATCACGCTCAGGGCGAACGGCCCCACATAGGTGTAGAAGCCCACCAGTCCAATGCTGCCGCGCAGGGTGTAGACGGTGGCGATGATGGCCATGACACACTGACCGCTGAGCGTCGTCAGAAAGGACCAGTTCGGCGTCAGTCCGCGCAGGGCCTGAGCCACATCCATAAAGAAAATGGCCATCACGAGCGCGATGACCGCGTTTCGTCGCAGTCCCACATCCACCTGCAGCAGGCCGAGCAGCCCCGTGGGACTGTCGGGCACCATCAGCATCCACAGCAGACACAGCAGAATAGCGGCGTTGTGGATCGCGGTGTATCGTGTCAGCACCATCATCCAATCCAGGCGATTCAGCCAGACCGCCACAGACGCCTCGCTTGACTCGCGGGTTTGAGATGCGGGTTGTGCCGTAGGGTGGATCATCGCAGGTCTGCCTTGTCTCTGTTGGCCCTGTCTCCATCCACCTCGGAACATGTCCGAGAGGGATGTCTGTGTTTGCCGTGTTGCCATCGCCGTGTCTCTTCGCAGTTGTCGGATTTCTCAGCACACCTGTGCTGATTCGATCGTATCACATCTGACTCCAACTGCTGACCTCAGTTTTGAGTTTTGCATGACATGTCACGTGGTTTCTCATCAGGGGGTCGGCGTGGCAGGTGGTCCAGGGCTGACGCGCACCGGAATCGCCGTGACCACACGGCCTGACGCAGGATCGAGACCGCGTTGCGTCAGCGATTCGCCAATGCCGTGCGCCTCCTCTGTCTCGTCGGGGGACGGTGTGATGGGGCACTCCACACGCAGATCGTAGGACCACTGCGCGCCTGCGTCATGCTCAACCGCCAGGTCGTAGTCTGCGCGGCCCGTCGGTAAACGCGTCTCCCAGACATCACCGGGAAACAAATTGGTGCCATCGAGCCAATCTTGCCGATCATCGCGCACCGCCACATCAAGCGCGGATTCGCTGGTGAGCGTCAGCACGGTGTCGCACGCGCCGTCGCCTGTGATTGTATAGTGCTCATCAATCTTGGTGTCCTGCGCCAGAGCACAGGCTGAAAGGATGAGGCAGAAAAGGGCGAGTGTCAGTGTTTTCATGTGAGGATCGTGTCCAGTTTTGCGAGCACAGTGGTTACCATTAAGGATTTGAATCGTGTGATGGTGTTCTGGTTGGCGCGAAGCGAGTCGCCGTACTGAATGGCAAATTTGCCGCCTGTGCCATCGTCCCAATCACCTTTCCCAAGATCCTGTTCGTACTCTGTGGTTTGGGCATAGACCTCAAAGCATCCATCGGCGGCAGGTGACGCCGCCGCCCACGCTGATGAGGCAAACACCTTCATCACACCGCCGCTGTAGGATGGCGACGTGGTGTCTATGCCCCATTCCACCCAGGCCGTGTTGGACTGTGAGCCTGTCGTTTTGAGCTTCAGGTGATACTGCACGCCCGACGACAGCGATGGACGCGAGCCGACAAGAATTGGGAAGTCAACGAGGGCAAAACTCGTGGTGAGGGTGCTGACATCGACCGTTGATGTGGTGGCGAGGACCGTGCCAGGGTTGCCCGATGAATCAGCGCAGACCTCAACGGATGCCAGTCCCGTGGCAGACCCAAAACGACGCAGAGACAGCTTGAAGCTGCTTGGAACTGTGGTGGTCGGAGGGGTGATCCCTTGCGCCAGATTGTCGTTTGTCACCACCGCTGATGTCGTGGCTGTGACCGTGAGATCGCCTGCATTCGCCCCTGCCCACGAGCCAGGGAATGGAAGAGCCGCCGTCTGATCAAACAGGCTGACGCCATTGGCGTACCCCGATGTGGTGCCACCGCGAATGTTGTAGCCGACGTTTGTCGCCTGGGGCAGACATGAGAAGACTGTCCAATAGTGTCCTGCGTCAATTAGGGGGCCATCGGTAATGTTGATCGTGTTGACACCCACGAGCGGGGATGACACAGTGGTGGAATATAAAACCGTTGATGGAATGCCGCCTGACCCTGGGGTGCCACCCGTATTTGACCAAAACTCGACAACCATCCCCGCTGGCGACGGCGTACCTGATGACCCGGCCATGTTGAACGTGATCTGTGTCAATTGACCCGCCGTCATCAGCAGACTCTGGGCCTCTCGACGCTCGTTGCCGCCTGCATCACCAACGCGATAGCTGGTGGCCGCGCTGGTGTCCGCAGTGATGGTGGCCCCTGCGCCTGCGATGCCTTTAAGCTGGACGGCGCTGTCTCGATTGCTGGTGGGATAGTCGAACGACAGCCCTGTGTCATACAGGACCACCCGCGCGGCGGTTCGGCGTAAGAGTGATGGTGCATCGACGTGATGCGTGATGTCCACAATCTCACCTGCGGCCCAGGTTTCGTAGCGGCGGTATGTGACGGGCTGGCGGCAGTCCACAAAGAACAGTGTGCTGCTGATGGCATAGCCGAAGCGCGCGATGATGACCGTTCCGCCATCAAGTGTCGGTGTCGGTTCGCTGACATCAATCCCCCCTGCTGTTGATGTGAGGAAATATTCGCTGTTGGCGGCGAGACCTGACAGGGCGATCGGACCGAGTGAGCGCACATAGCCTTGCGTGTTGATTGTGCCGCTGCTGGCACCCAGATCTGAGATCAGGCCGCGCTCAAGACCCATCAACGGTGTGACGGCATTGTTGTCGGCCTTGTACCACTTGCCGTCAGTCGTTGATTTGAAAGCGGCCTTCCCAACAGACCCCGCCATTGATTCACCCCACGTGGCCAGGTGGTCAATGGCGGGCGATCCATAGGCAAGCCCTGTTGAGGTGCTGCTGTCAACGATTAAGGCGTGCCCGTTGACGGTTCCCACAGGCAGGCGTGTGTTGTCGGTGCCATTGAACGCGCTGATGTCGCCCTTGGTGGTTGCAGGGCTGATGGTCGCGCTGTAATTGGGAAACGTGTAGGTCCGGTCTGCGGTGTTGCTGTGGGTGAAAATGCCCTTGAACCCACCCAGGAGCAAATGAAGCTGCGACAGCACCTTGTTGGCCAGTGTTTGCGCTGTGTCAACCCCAACGAGTGTGACATCAGCATTCCCTGGCAGAGTCACGGTTCGATCTGCTGTAAAGGCATGGGTAAAGATGGCTGCTTTGGTGCTGACGTAGAGACGCAGTGCGCTGAAATACCCTGCGGCCTGGGTGGTCACCCCGATGCTGCTGTTGTTGATGGTTTTGTTATCGACGTTCTGTGTGGTTGTTTCCCCCACGAGCGTGACGTTAGCGTCACCAGGGATCGTGACCGTGTGATCTGCTGTAAAGGCGTGAACGATCGTGGCCTTCCAGCCACCAATCAAAAGCACCAACTGCGTCAGGATCTTGTTGGTCAGTGTTTGCGGAGTGGTTGTGATGACCACAGTGCTGTCAAGCGAGAGATTGTTCCCTGTCTTGACGATGGGAGCCGTGACCTGAAGATCTTCGACTCGTGAGAAGGTTGTCCAGTCAATGGCCGTGGTGCCAATGGTGAAGGGGCCAGGATCGGCGACGATGAAGCTCACCGCATTGTTGACGGTGCCGTTCTCGACAAAGACATACGCGCCAGGGATCTCTGAGGCGAGATCAAAATCCGTGGCACGGGTCAGGACAAACGGCGCAGCACCGCTGCCTGCCGCTGTCACAACATAGATGCCATTGTGACTGGCGCTGGATTCGTCCTTGATCAACACACGGTCGTTGACGGCCACCGACTGACCATCAATGGTCAGTGCGCCGTTCGCGCTGGCTGTGATGGTTGCCCCGATGCCGGATGAGCCATTGCTGTAGGTATTTGCGGCCAGCGCCGTGGCTGTTGCGGCCAGCACAGACCGTTTGGCCGACAGACCTTGCGCGACGGAGTCAACATACGATTTGACAGCCTGCTGCGTGGGGATGACGTCGCTGCTGTTGGCTGAGAGCGTGCCATCGTTGTCGAGCGCGCGCTCGACTGGCGTGCCACTGCCATCAAAGCCCAGCAGCGTGTTGGGCGTGCCATCATCAAGCTTTGAGAGATCAATCGCCCCATCAGCCACATCGATCTGATAGCTGCCTGTAATGTCGATGGTGCCATCAGGCGAGGTGAGTGAGATCGATGCGGTGTCCGTCAGATCAATCCAGACCGCATCACCAGTGGTCGCATCAACGCACTCAAAGACCGTGTCATCCACAGTGTTGATCCAGCGCGACCCGACCCCGTAGCCATGTGCGCTGTCATCATCCACTGTGGGATCTGTGGTGGCTGCGTGGATCACGTCATTGGTCAGATGCGCCAGGGTGATGGCGTCATCCTGAATCATGTCCCCGTCGATGAAGCCTACAGGGATGGTCAGCGGTCCACCCGGCATCCCGCGCAGATCGCGGTCAAACTTGTTCCGACGCAGCTCTGTCTGCCCATAGGCCACCCGATAGGCCCAGATCGATTTACAGGAGTAATCCGCACGTGTGGCCAGCGCCTCGGCAATGTCTTCAGGGGTGAGATCAAGCGTGATGCTTTTCGGTGTTGAGACGACAATTTGCAGCGGTTCCGCGTTGGCCTTGTACTGATTGACATTGAAGACGAGACACGCATAGCGATGCTGATCGAGTGTGTCTGGAGCATACGCCGACAGATCCTGGTGCTGCGAGATCGCTGATGGGTCGGCTGATGAGCCTTCATACTGGATGACTGTGCCATCATCCAGCACGCACACCCACTGCTGCATGTTCACAAACATGCCCCCCACAGGACCGCTCAGGGCACCCATCCACTGATCTGGACGGATGAAGTTGTTACGCGGGTTGTGGGGGTTGAGAAACACCATTGAACGGCCTGTGGCGCGCATGTGCACCGGGTCAGGGCCATCAATGATGTAATCCTTCAGGGTGCGATCCCAACGGATGCGCACCTGTTGATTCATCTCACAGATGTAATTGGTGTACCCTGCCATCACAGTGAACGGCAACCCAAGACTGTCGGTGCCGTTCTCGTCTGGTCCCCCAGGCCACCGACACCACAGGCGCTGCTCGCTGTCCTCATACAGGTTGACATCGGGATTTGTGCCGCGACCATCACCGAGAATCACAATCTCAGGCTGTCCGGCCAGGAGATTCTTTCGCCGCTGGCGCAGGATCTCGGCTTCAATGTTGAAGAGTTCCATCACGTCGGTCATAGCGACTTAAGTTCCTGCATTGGGACCGGATATGGTCACTGACAAGGGCACGCGCTGAATGGGTGTGTAATTGCTCGAGTAAAACACCAGGCTAAACTGGCTGCCTGTTCCGACCTTTTTGAAGGCGTAGCGATGGGTTTTGCTGAAGAGGGGCGGGGTGATGGCGGCATTGTCGATCTTCAGGCCGATGTCGGGATTGAGTCGGATGTTGATGGGATTGCCGTTGGCATCCTGATTCCAGACATAGGCCATGTCGCCATAGAGAACCTCACCCGTCACTCCAAAAGGATTCGCGCCTGTGCCTCCAAAAACGACTTTGTAAATGGCACCGGGGACAGGTTCCCCATCGGCGTCAAAGTCGCCCACCACATCGATGCCGAGTTTGTCGGTGGTGGTGTTCAGCGCGAAGGTCTGGTCCGTGAGCGCGCTGCTGCCAGTGGCGAGGGGTGGCTCGATAAACACGTCACTGCTGTTGAGCGCATTCACCTTCTGCTGGTTGGTGTCCCCCGCAGTCATCGGGTCAGTGCGCAGCACGCGCAGGGAGGCGATGGCCACGGGCATGCCCAGATCGTACCAGATCGTGATTCGGGACTGATTGCCAGAATCAGCCGCATAACCATCACCCGTCAGGACGGACTGCGCCCCAACCCCGCTGCCGCTGTAGACCTGGGCGAATCCAGCATTCCCGCCGCTGTAGATGTCGGCATACAACCAGCTGTCAGCGGTCAGTTGGGCGCTGCCCTCAACGATAAAGTCATAGTCCTCATCGGAGACACTCGTAAATCCAGCGTTCACGGCATCCGACACCCAGAAGCCAATATCGAACTGACGACTGCCATTCGGCGGCGTGCGTTGAGCGTCTTCCCCGCTCTGGTCTGCGGGATAGGGTAACCCCATGCCGCCCATGCTCTGACGACTGAAGCGGCGGCGCGTGGTCGTGTCAGGGGCGTTGAGCGATGAGGGCTGACGCAGGCCTGGGTAGGCCGATTGCAGCGGGGTGATAATTTCGGTCAGCGGCTGCGCGGCGGGGGTCAGGTTGGCCCAGACCATCGCCGATTGGGAGCCGGGTTCCGGCATGAGTTCAAATTTGTTGGTGTGGGTGTTAAAGCGCGTGTCATAGTCAATCGTCACACCCACCAGCAGGTGACGGACGCTGCTCATGGTGCGTCCGCGCGCGGTGAGGCCTGTGGCCAGGATCACAGGCAGCCACTGAAAGACGCTGGGTGTCATCCAGGCAAAGCCATCTTTCACAGTTCCCGTGAGGGTGTAGGGGATGTTGGCCACCCCCAACTGTGCTGCAGCACGGTCGGCGGCCTCGGTCAGCAGGTCGGCCTCGGATTGATCTGCTCGCATCAACTGGTTGTTGAACTCACGTACCTCTGGCGAGACACCCAGCGTCACCGTGGGGGCTTTGGCGCGGCCTATCTTGGGGGCGCTGCCGTCTGTGTAGTAGCCTGCGAATCCAATCACCACGCGACCCACAGGCTCATCGTGTGAGCGTGCAAAATTCAAATCGCGCATGTCAGAGGCCCCGTTGAGCGTGGCCACCTCATCCAGAGCATTTTTCTCTTCGGCCGTGAGAAAGAAGGCCCAGCGCCGGAAGATCATCTCGCCTGATGGGTTGCCCACGAGTGCCGCGCAAATCTCGCTCATGGCCTGCGCACAGGCATCACCGAGGGTGTTGGATGAGACGTTGCGGTCGCCACCGAACCATGTGTTGTCTGTCACATCGAAGTCAAACGCCGCCAGATGCGGGACCACGCTGTAGCGGCTGAGGATATGCCAGACACTGCGCTGAATGGTGGGATAGGCCATTTCATCCCAGGCAGACGGCGAGATCCTATGACGAATGGCAATGGCATTAAACGCCAGCTGGCCCGCGCGTTCCCACAGACCTGCGAGATCAAACGACACACTTTTGTCGTTTGGCCCGCGCGTCTCGTTGGTTTCCTTCGCCAGATAGCCCACAAACGCAACGGGATCGAGGTTCGGGTCGCCGTTGCTGTAGCGCATCCATCGGACAACGGTCATGCGTTGGCCATCAATGAGGTCTGAGGTTTTGACGTTTTTGTAGGCCGTGAAGGTGCAGTGGTGCCCGGTCAGATTGCGCGTCAGAGACAGTCGATCAGCGTTGGTCAGCGCCAGGGCGGGCGCATTGGGGTTGTCGACAAAAATCTCAAACACCATCCAATGAGGGGTGTCCAGGGAGTCAACCACTTCAAGGCGGCCCCACACGTGACCCTGCGGCACCTCAATCTCGATTTCGCGGGTGTCTTCATCACCATCGGCGTAGGTCACTGTGTCAGGAAAGACCCAGTGATAAGCGGTGTCTGGATCAATCGTGGCCCCGTGCGCCATCGCGACCGCGACAGGCGACAGGCTTAACGTCGCGGTGCTGGCTGTGGACCACAGGACATAGGCGCTGCGCAGGTTTTTGATGGCGGGGGGGACGTTCTGGTACGACGTGCGTCCATCGATCAGGTCGCCTGCCCGGACGGCCTGAAACTCACGATACTCATCGAGAACGGTGACATAGAACGATGTTGACAGCGGATACGCTGATTCATTGATCGGAATGACAGAGGCCGTCGCCGCGTCCGCCACGCGCCCAATATAGAGATAGTCCGTGTGATCTGCTGTTGGGCTGATGATCAGCGTCTGGCCAACCTGAATCAATGTGTGCGATCCAAGACTGACCGTGTTGTAGGCGATCTCAAGATAGGTCTGACCCGCGGTGGGCACAGAGGCGACTTTGGCGCGAAACACAGGTGTGCAGGGACACGGAAAGAGATAGTCCTTCGACCAGTAGCGTGGGCTGCGTGTCCACCCAAGGGTGGTGGCATCAAGAACAGGATTCACTCAACCAGCTCCTCGCCGCCTTCAAACACCCACTCCACATCCTCGTAATAGCCCAGGACGTTGCGCAGGGTCTGCGGGAAGGTCAGCCCTGCATTGAAGTTGGCATAGACCCCTGTGTTTTTCCGTGTGCACACGGTGACCCGACCCGATCGCTGGCCATTCAGATAGGTGTCCATGAGATACTTCAACTCAGCAGGCGTCATGGTGGCTGAGATCCACTTCCATGACGCGGTGCCCATGTCCTCATGGAGGCTGTCCAGCGTCTGACGGTCCAGCCCTGGAATAAAATCACCGAGGCCCTGCACGCTGGATTTGAGCGGCCGCCCGGAGACGCGAATGTCATCAATTGGGTCCAGGTTGTCCACATTGTTGTGCGTGGGGGCGAGGGCGTATTCGTTGCTCATTGGCCGTACCCCAACTGCTGCATGGTGCGCAGCTGCTCACGTCGTATCTGGCTCAGGGCCTCAACAGTCAACAGCCCTCCCACTGATCCACTAAAGCCTGTAAATGAACGATGGTCGTAAATGGTGGTTTGTGTGGTGGTGGTGGACTGACCTGCACCACGAATACCCGATGTGTCCGGGGCCTGCCCTTGAGCCGCGGCCAGTTCGGCGGCGTAGCCCGCAGAGCGAATGCCCACCAGCGCGTTGAGATGATCCGTGTACTGCTTCTGCTCACGCTGAAAGGCCACCAATGCCTGCGCCTCCTGACGCTGCTCGTTGGTCTCCTCATTTCTGAGCTTGCGCTGTGCGGCGCGGTCGGCGTCGCGAATTTCAATCTCATAGGCGGCAAGGCGATCCTGGCGTGCCTCATCCAGTTTCAGCAGACGCTCACGGGCCTCCGTCTGATTGGCGCGATCCCGTTCCGCGGCCTCGCGCTTTGCCGCCGTGGCAACCTTGTCGAGTGACTCCTGGCCCGACTCCTCAGCCTGGGTCGCGGCGAGGAAATTGCGATCCTCAAGAGATTTGCGGGCATTCCGGTCGACCTCATCGCGAATGTCTTCCAGTGCCTCCCCCTGCTTGATGGTGGCGGCAATCTCGTCATCAGCATCCTTCCGCTGCTCCTCGGCCTCATCACGGCGGGCTTTGAGGGCGATGGTGGCCAGATCGTCATTGTATTTGAGGAGGTCGTCTTCAGACTTGTCGCGCGCCTCCTGTTCAATGTCGCTGACGCGCTGGCTGGCGGTGGTGGCCAGATCCGTCAGCTTGTTGGCGTAATTGTCGTTGGATTTGGCAATCTGATCCTGGGCCTGACGGACCTTCTCGGCCTGCGCCTCAGCCTCGCGTGCCGCCTTCTCCTGAGCTTGCTGCTCCTTGGCGGCGGCCTGCTCACGAGCCTGCTGTTCCTTGGCGGCAGCGGCCTCGGCCTGACGTTGCGCCTGTTCCTGAGCGCGTGCCGCTTCTTCATCGGCCTTTTCTTTGTCTTTGGCGGCTTGCTCGGCCTTCTCCTTGGCGGTGGCCGCCGCAAATGCCCCGCCATCAATCTGCTTGTTGAGTTCAGCCAACTCTGCGCTGGCGTCAGACGCGCTCTGTTTGGTGCTGGCGATCCGCTCGTCAAACTCTTTGTACACCGCATTGTTGCCACGCAGTCGCGCCGCTGCGTCACCGCTGGCCTTCGCATCCGCCGCAAAGGTGGCCTCTTTTTCGGCTTGCGCCTCGTTGCTGCGCTGGGTCGCGTCTGCAACCTCTCTTTCCAATTCAGCACGCCGCGCGTAGGCATCCTCAACGGTTGCGCCGCTTCGAACAAGCTCATCAACCTTGTCTTCTGCTTCGTAGCGCTGTTTGAGGGCGTTGGCTGCCTCCTGTGATTTTTTGTTGAGGTCATTGAGGGCTGCGCCAACAAGTGCCACACCGCCCGCCACAGCGATCCCAATAGCAGCAATCGGAAGGAGGGCTACGGCCAGCGCGCCAGCGCTGAGGGCCGCTCCTGTGGTGGCAATCACCAACCCACCCTTAGTTGCTGTTTCAGCGGTCTCTGCCGCCGCCGCCGCTGTGGTTGTGGTTGTGCCTGCAACTTCGACGGCGGTTTTAGCTGCCTCCGCCGCCTTTGCCGCGTCCGTGGCCTCCTTTAAGAAGCCAATGGCAAGCCCTGCCGATTTGAGGCTTTCGGTGACCGTCTTGCCTGTGTCTTGAAAGGCACCTGCTACGCGCGCAAGATTCCCAATAGCATCGGTTGAAATACCCAGACCAGGGATCTGTACAGAGGGAAGATTCCTTAAATTTCGGCCGAACGTAGAGAGCGCGCCAGGGCCACTGCTGCTATCACCGCTGTCACTGCTGCTCGCCACGGCGGCGGCGTTGCGAGCGTCATTTTCGGCGTGTGCAGCAATCTCAGCGCGCTCTAAGTCTCGTGCGGCCTTCCTTGCTGCTGCCTCCTCTACTCGCTGTATGGCGGCCAGTTCTTTTTCAAAGGCCTTGGCAATGGCGGCCTCTTTCTTTTCGGCCGCCTCCGCTGCCTTATCAATGGCCTTGCCTTCTTCAAGAAACGCCTGTGTCGCGGCCTTGATTTCAGCATCGGAGGCCTTTAGCTCATCAAGTCGCGCCAGAAAGGCTGTCACAGCCTCTCCGGTGTTTTCAACCTCGCGTGAGGCCTTTGCGAACTCAACACCTAGGTCTTTGAAGGCATCGCGGCGACCCACTCTGTTGAGTTCAGCTGAGACAGTGGCCGCGGCGGTTTTGACCTCACCAACGGCGGCCTGATCAACCTCAAAACCAACGCGGGTGACAACATCGCTCATGTGGTTTACCCTCCGTTGGTGGCTACGTAATCGACAGCAATCAGAAACATGTTCAGGTCATTGCGCAGGGTTTGATTGCTCCATGCCACCGCCTCAACATCCGTTTCGGTCTCCGTGTATCCCGCATTGGCCCACGCGATAAACGGCGACACGAGCAAATCCGGTGCATAAAACAGATGAAAGTTGAGTGGCAGCTCCTCGGTTCTGCGCCGCGTCTTGATCACCCGTGCAGCGTCGCGCGCGGCAGGAATCACGTCGCGCTGGACAACACGCCACCAGCGAGCGTAGGGTCCAAGGTCTCTTCACCCTGTGCCCCATTCGATGTGACTCCCCGTGTGGCCTGCGGTGCGCCTACAGCGGCAGGCGGTGTGCCTTGCAGCTCTGGAACAGCCATCAGCTCAACAGGGCGCGTGCTCTTCTGAGCCTGCCACCAGTGAGTGTACAGCTCTGTGGGAGCAATGGCCTCCAATCGGTACCACCCTTTGACAGGGTCTTGAAGACACGAGCGATCACTCAGGAAGTCCTTCAGAATGATTGCCCATACAGGCGGGTCGGGGGGCAGATCCACCTGTATCGTCAGAGCCAGACACAGCGTGTAGGTGGCCTCTTCCTCAGTCATGAGGGGTTGGCCTTCATCTTTTACTGCGCTCATGGCGGCTCTCATCTGTTTCCCTACACGTCCGTCCAGATGGGTGTCATAGGGCAGCATGTGGAGGGTGACCCCGTCCTCAGTCGTGTAGGCGCGCGTTAGCTTCAAGAGATCCATGATCAGGCGCTCGGTGTGAAATCGGTTTGATAGAGCACCACCACGATGTCACCCTCATCGCCCTCATCTGAGAGCGTCACGAGGCCTGTGGTTGTGCTGACACTCACGGCGGCAGTCGTGTCACCATTGAGCGTGATGATGTTGTTCGCGGCTCCTGTCGCGTCCGAGTACAACGGCAGATAGGGCAGTGTGAAGGACTTGTGACCCGTCACGCCATCTGCGATCCATGTGGTGACCGCCAGCGGGTGACTGGAGCGGATGACGATGTAGGTGTCATTCGCCTCCAGCACCTCCAGATCGGTGTCGGCAAACAGATGACCTGTGATCATGCGCTTGGAGAGCGAGGGCACAAACTTGTACTTCAGCGGAGAGGGGTTTTCCCCATCCTTGAGATTGAAGGGGGCGGGTGTATCCTGGACGGTCTGAGCGTTCTGGTAGATCCAGGTCTTGTAGTAGAAGCCGCCATCCTCGATATTCTGCACACGGGTGGTGGCCATCAGGAAGGCGGGCCGCGGCTCGGCCTGCGCATCGTTGCCCGCGCGGATGACCATGCCTGTGGCGAGACTGGTGTCCAGCGACGAGCGGTTCAGCAGAGCCTCAAACGTCTCATCTTCAATGCCCAGCTCAAACGATCCATCGCCATAGGATTTGACCCCCATATACATCTGACCCTTGATGACATCATCGCCGCGGTTGGTGGCGACAGCCACCTCACGCTTGTGTGGGATGAACTCCCGCAAGCCCTCAATGACATAGCTGTTCAAGGCGGTGTTGGCGGGCGGTGTGTCTGGGTCGGCGGTGCCAACGGGAAACCCGTCTGTGTTGCGATGCGCGAATTGAAGCCGACGCGCCCCGGCCTGCCAGATCTTTCCTGGTTGCATCCTGTTTGTCCTCTACTCACGCATCGTATAAGAGCGGGTGTACGAGATGCGCAGTCGCACAACCACGCCGCGCCACTTCATGAAATCGCTGTTGTTGTGGCGCGTCATCAGCGTTCTCGTACCGCTGTCGGTGCTCACCTTGCACTCGCGCACAAGGCCATTCAGATTCGGATAGCCCATAAAGAAGTCCACGAGCGGTTCCGTACAGCTCTCCGCCAGTGCCCAGGCCGCATCATCAGTGGTGTAGCTCTCATCGGGGATGCGGCTGAAATAAAACGCCACCGTCATCTCACGTGTTGACAGGTACGAGCGCTCTGTCTGTTGGCTGTAGGCGATGCCGTGACCATCACGCACAAGCGCAATCGGCAGTGACGTCTCAGCGAATGAGCTGTCATCGTCCGAATAGGCGGCCGTGGGTGAGCCAAAGGGGGCGGGCAGTGTGGTGATGGTTTCGCACAGCGCGCCAATCCGCTCTTTGATGGTCTTGATGTCGGTCATCGTGTGAACGCCCTGCGACTCGATTGCGCGGTGATGATGAGCTGCACCTTTTCTCCCAGGATCTCCTCGAACGTCTCGATCAGGATTTCGTACCAGAAGCTCACCGTCTCTGTGGCCAGCGGCCAGCGACCTTGATGCACACGCGCCTGAAAGGCCCGTGCCGCGGCAATGGCCTTGGCCAGCGATCCCACCACGAGGGCGGCATAGGGCACATCATTCTCGATCACAATCTCGATGCCTCTGTCTGTGCGACGCAGGCCCAACCGCCAGCCACCGCGCAGCTTAAAGGTGCGAATGTACGTGCTGCCGGAGGGCGGCGGCGGATAGTATTGCAACTCATCCAGCAGATCGTCTTGTGTGCCTCCAAAGGCCTCGGCCGCAGATTGCATCACCAGGTCCTCATAGCGATTGGCCAGAGAGATCAGATCCTGCGTCCCGCTCACGTCGACATCCCAGCGCTGACGAATCATTGGGGATACCCCCATTCGTTGAGCGTGTCACAATCAGCATCCAGTCCGAGACTGAATCGACCAACTGTGATCACACCACCGCTCATGCCTGTGCGTCGTTCCCAGGCCTCAAGTGTGGCCTGAAGGTGATCAAACTTCTGGCTCAGGGATTTTTGAACCTGAGCCTCGTTGATCTCGTTCACAAGACGGGCCGCCTTGGCCACACGCGCCTGAAGCACCAGAACCACCGTGACATCGTCCGCAGACACCCGGCCCGAGACAACAGAGGGCACCAGCACAGCGCGATCGTACAACTTTGGCAGCAGCAGATCGCTCACCTCATACGTGAGCGTGTCATCGCCGCTCATCGCGCGGATGTACTCGATCTGGTCGGCAGTCAGGTCAGCCATAGACTACGCCTTTGCCTTGGGCGGCGTGGGCCGCTTTCGGATGGATGTCAGTGCCTCTACGGATGACGTGTTGGTCACGATGTACTCATCACCCGACATCGGGAGGACTGCGTTCGGATCGGCATCCGCCTCATCACGGCCCGCATCGCCCTCGATGCTTGGATCGCCCGCATCATTGGCAGGCGTGGACAGCAAGGGGATCTCTGGCAACGCGAGCGCCAGACGACGCTCGAGGCGCGAGACCAGATCCAAGCTCTCATCACCGTCCGGTGTCGGCGTGTCCATGTCGATGTGTGCGCGCTGCGCCAGGGCAGACACCAGCGTCACCAGATTTGCGACGGTGTCTGCCGGCACAGAGATCGTGTCGATGGCGTCGACCGTCGCAAATTCAGGGGCCTGCGCGCGGCGCTTGGCATCCTGGGCTTCGAGCCAATCCTCCCACTCGCTGAGCGAGTGAACAGGCGGTTTCTCCAGGCCTCGCTCACGGGTGACGCGGGCGAGGTCACTGGCGGTCATGTTGGCATAAGCAGATCGGCGTTTCATACGGTCCTCCAGGTTAGACGGTGCTGAGTCCAACACTGCCGATGTTGTCGAGAATCAACCATCGTGTCGCACTGAGAGCCACAACGTGCAGGGCTTCGCCAGGGGCGTCTAAGGTGGCGGTGTTGTTTGTGCCATCCCATGTGACTCCGGCAGGCAGTGTGACTTTATGGGCCGCGGTTCCACTGGCGCTGGCGTTGGCAATCACGAGGTCGTAGCCAGCAGTGGGTGCGGCCAATGTCGCCGCAATCACCACCGTGGCGTGTGCCAGGGTGACGAGGCCGTGTTTCGCGACTGTGATGGCCCCACTTGCGGTGAGAGCTTGCACAGCCCGTGTGCCATAGCTGGCTCCATCCTTCAGCAGCACACCGTCTGCGGTCACCCCTGCGGCACTGGTGGCCTCATTAACGGTGTCCACCTCAATGGTGGCCCCATCAGCAAACACCGCACCACCGTCCTTGAGCAGCACATCATCAACAGTCACGCCGCTGGCGGTTGTTGTTTCGTGGATGGTGTCAGTTTCAATGACGCTGCCATTGAGAGCGCGGAAGATATTCGCCAACATGCGAAAATCCTCTACGCCTGCGATTTTGATATTGATGACGTCATCGGTGGGTGCACTGATCGAGGTGTCGGCATCTGCGTCCAGAATCAACGCATCGGCCTCGCCGTTCAGGTCTGCTGCTTGCCCGCTGGCCAGCAGCAGCGCGGTGACGACTTCGGTCTCACCAATCGTGAGACTGTCCACTGCGAGATCACGGATTCTACGTTTTGGCAGGCTCGACATGGTCGCCTCCCTCGGCTTCCGGTGATGGATCTGTCTTGAGCGCATCGTTGACTGTCGTCAGCCATTGGGCCAGCACCTCCAGACGCATGGCCTGTTGATAGGCGGCGTTGTTGAAGTCGGGCATGGCGGGCGGCGCAATCTCAAGCGTCGCGCTGATGTGGGCCGCCATCTCCACAAGGGTGTTGATGGCGGTGTCGTGAATGATGGCAATCGATACACTGTCAGCCATTGGGTTCCTTCCAGATCACACGGGCACGGCGAACCGTGCACCTCTCGTGACATGACACTTAGCCGGGCAGAGTCCGCGCGTCGTAGTTCGTCGGGATGTCATAGGACGAATCCCCGATCTCACGAACGGCCATCGCGATGGGATTCTGGACGGCGAAGCCCGCCTTCTCGTAGAAGTCCCACTTGCGGAAGTTGCTGTCGACCTGCACCGTGACCGCCTGTAACCCCTGAAGGGTTGGCTCAGGCTCCTGGCGCATGATGAGCGGCTTGTCGACGCCGTCCACAAGGGACACGACGCGATCAGCGGCCAGACGGCGGGAGAGCACGATCACACCATCCCCGACAACGCCAAGAATTTCGTTGCCGAACCCGATGAAGCGCGCAATATCCGGTGCCGCCACGTCGACGCCGTCCCCAAAGTCCACCAGCCCATCGTTGGGGCGATAGGGATAGAAGCTGGCGAGGGCCTGCGTGTCGGCCACCAGGCCTGATGGAATGTAATGAACGATCGTGCCCGTGTTCGACGGGTGCGCCCGCAGAATCGTCTCGTTGGCAGTGTAGGGGTTGGCGCTGTTGGAGATCGTCCCGGCCTGCCCTGTGTAGTGTTCCACGGTCTGCAACTCGCCGTTGAAGTCCATGTAAATGCTGCCATCCGCGGTCGTGGCCAGCGGACGCACAGTGAGATCGGTGCGCCCCTTCTCCTTGAAGGTGTAGGCCACATTGGTGTAAATGGCGGCCAGCATGCGCCGAATGTTCCAGCGCGCCGACTTCGCCAGCACACCCACCATCAGCTTATCCATCTCACGGACGGTCAGCTTGGCGTAGGCCTCACGGTTCAGACCAAAGCTGTCACCTGCGCGCCACAGGGGATAGCCCTGTGTGATGGTCATGTAGCTCTGTGTCGGGCGCGGGGTGCCGTCTTCGCTCAACGGCTGCATCTCACCCGCGGTCGGCAGGTCAAAGGACCCTTCGCGCACGCTTTTGCGTTCCACGAGAGTGTCCATCATCGCAGTCATGTCACGGTTGAACATGTCCGCACTCTCAAACACGGCTGTGTCAATGCGTTCCGATTCGATGTCCGCGACACGACGGTCATAGACATCTTCCAATCGCATGAATCCCCAGGTCTGTGCGTTTGCCATCGGTTAGGCTCCCTTCCGCACGCGCAGGAGGAGATCGGAGGTCAATCCGCCCCACCCTGGCTCAACGCGACCCACAACGGTGCTGACAGTGCCTGCTGAGGTGGCCAGCGTCCCGTCTGTGTCGCTCAGGTAAATCGGGGCGCCAACATTCAAACCAACAAGCGCCTCACCAACATCGACAATGCCGTCACGGACAACTGTGATGGCTTGCCCAACGCGATCGCTTTCGATGACCGCAAGTCCCTGAAAATTGGCCTCGGTGGCATCGGTGCCGTTCGCGGGCGTGACAGTGCCATCGGTGTGGAAGCGCACGGCTTCAAACCCGAACACCTCGTTGCTGGGCGCGTCGAACTTGTCAACCCAACTGACAATGCGCGCCTTTGTGATCACCAAATCTGGCATGATGATTACCCTCGTATGAGTTTCTGATTGTTCTGGGTGGCGCGTTTCATCGCCCCAACGTCGCCCGACATCACGCGCCCACCGCTTGCCGAGGGACTCCCTGGACTACCTGCTGCACCGTTGAAGAGAATTGGCTTCTCCTTTTTGGCGGCGTCCACAAGCTTTTTGAGCTTCTCAGCATCCAGTTTGTCGGCATCCTCAGCAAGCAGGGCCTCCACCTCGTCGGCGTGGCTCTGGCGCAGGTACATCAGCACCAGATCTGCATCTGGTGCTGACTTGACGGCGTCACGGATGCCCCCATTGATTGTCTGAGCACGGCGTGCAGCCCTCTCCGCAGCAAGCTGCTGTTGAAGGGTCTCGTTCTGCTTTTTGGCAGACTCGGCCTCCTTCTGAGCACGCTCAGCAGCGGTCATGTCGGCCTGTTCGCGTTCACGAGCTTTGGTGATGGTGTCTTTGAGGGTCGGAAGATCCGCCTCAGAGGTCACCCCAAGTGTTTCGAGCAGCTTCTTGGTGGCCTGTTGTGCGGCGCGTGTGGCGCGCTCGCTCATCATGCGATCCAATTCCGCCTGTGTGTACTCGCGCTTGGGTGTACCCTCTTGAGCCGTCGAGGTAGACGTGGTGTTTGGCGCGGGTGTTTCGGTGGTGCCTTGAGCGCTGTTGGCGCTCGTCTGTTCTGTTTCCATGATCATAATCCCTTTCAAGTCAGCTTGTCAATATAGATGACACATCATTTGATGACATATCATGTATGACGTGTCATGTATCGGTGAAAACACAATTCCTTAGCCTGTCCATGCATTTGCGCAGTCGATTTTGATCAACACCAGCGCTTCTCGGCGATGCGGGCAGTTCACGTGCGCGGGCAGGCGATTCTCTGGCCTCTGGCATTCCTCCCAGGGCAGGGGACCATTGGCCTTGATGCGAATGCAGATCTTGCACACGGGTGGAGGCCCAACCATCGCAAAACGTCCGGTGATTTTGTTCTCGCGAATGAACCGATCCTGGGCATAGGCCCGCACCTGTGTCATGCTGTTCAGGGCGATGCTTGGTACCTTGTAGGCATTGCGGCGAACGGTCCACGCATCAAGGGCGCGAATATATGAGAAGCGGTTCGCGCGCGGATTGGCGGTGTACTGGCGGCGGATCTCATTTTGAAGCTGGGAGTTGTATGTGCGGGCAATGCTTTCCGACATCCTGCCCACATAGTCGTCAATCCACGCCTGAGACGTCTGGTCAGGACCACTGTACAGACGCTGGCAGCCATAGAGGTTGAGATTGCGCTGAATCTCGCGACCGTATTCCGCCATCACCTGCCGACGCAGATCACTGGCCAGTGCCTCAACATCCCCCTGATCCATCCGGTATAAGGGGAGAATGATGCCAACGATAAGATTGGTGTTGACTGGCTCGCGCGTGGTCATACAGCCTTGTCGCTATCCGGCACAGGGATACCGAAATGTCCTCGCTTTCCTGAGTATTCAAAAGGCTCTTGTGAATACTCGGTGTCTGGTTTGTAGAGAATCAACTGACAGCCATTGATGCCATCCCCTAAACGATAGGTGGCAATGACCGTCCATCCATCAGCGATAAGGCGTGACAATTCTTCCTCTTGCTTCTGGATATACTCCCATCGATCCATTTGATGGTGGAGATAGTCCACAACACCCAATTGATCAATCGTAAGATCCTGCGGGTGCAATGCAGGACCGATTTGCTCGTCATGGGCCTTCTGCGCAACCTCAAGATTGTGTTTGGCGCGCACGCTGTCGAAAAGTTGAATCTGCTTAATTACCACTGCTCATCCCCTTCAACTCACTCGCTGGCTTGGCAATGCCCTTGCTGACCAGAAACGCTGAATCAAACAGGCGCAGCCCCTTGCCTGTCTCATCAATTTGCTTGTACCACCAGTCCGCTGTGAGATCCGACCCTGTGGGGCAGGCAGAGGCCAGGATACGTGCATTCAGCTGATCTCCCGCCTCCAGATCGTCATGGCGATTGCGGGCATAGGGCGCGTCCACCATGTCGATCTGCATCACTGTCGTGCGATGCACACCAATCGCACCATGCGGATAGACATAGCGCTCTGGACAGCCTGCAAAGATGATGCCGTGAGAGCTGTCTGCCTCGCCTGCAAGGATGCCGCGTACCTTGCCATGAGCCTGGATGACATCAACGATGGCATTGGCCGTGCGACATGATCCACCATCACCGCGACAGTACAGCGACAGTGTGTCATCGGCATACATCAGACATGCCATCTGGATGAGCACATAACAGTCATGGTCAAGGTCTTCAGGCAGGATGATGGCTTTCTGTGTCTCCAGCAGCTTGAGCGCCTGATCAATCTCCATTGCCACCCTCATCCGTCTGACCCAACCTTGCCTCAAACTCCGCATCGCTCATCTGCATCAAGGCCGCACGGCCACGGCGATTCATGCGGCCCATCGTCTGGGCATAGAACGTCTGTGCCGTGCGCACGGCGTCTTGATCGGCCTTGTCCAGGCTGGCAATCACCACTGAGGGTGATTCCGCGTTTGGGTTGGTGGCCGCTTGGAGGCTGTCGGTGATCGCACGCTTGGCCTCCACAGGGATCACAGGCTCATCCTTCAATTGTTGAAGCGTGAGCGTCAATCGTGCCTGGTTGAGCGCGGGCAGATGGCTACGCGCCTGCGACGGCTGCGAACGGCTCTTGCGCTGGGTCTTCTTCGTTGCCATTGGTTAGGTCCTGAGTGTTCTGGTCGTCTGTGTTGCCATCGAAGGCCGCCTGCATCAGGCCGCGTGTTGCCGCGGTGATGGCCTGCTCTTTGGCCATCAACACCTCCTCGATGTCCTCCTCACTGTAGCCCATATCCCGCATCGCCAGGGCTGCAATCGGCTTGTCGGCCACCTGCACCAGCAGTTCGATCTTCTCACGGCGTGAGAGGGTGTCCGCAAACACGCTGCGCGGTTGCAGGTAAAAGTCAAGATCACCATCGGCATAGCTGTTGAGGTCGTAGGCACGGAAGTCTTTGTACATATGCACCGACCCCATGCTGATGCCCATCTGGAGCGCCGCAATGAGGCCTGCATCATAGTTGCCTTGAATCTCTTCAATGAGGCCCACGGCATCGTTGTACAGATTGCGGATCGCCACCCCCGTGGCATCACCGTTTTTGTCGCGAATGCTTTGCAGGCTGAGCTGTGGCATGTCGTGCTCAATTTCACTGGTCAGCTTCTCCATTGCCGACACGACGCCTGCAATATCCAGATTGGCCACCATCGGCTTGACATCACCGCCCGCAGGGATCTGGATGGTGAGCACATCATCGCGCTTATTGGGGTCACCGTCGCGCGTGCCAGACATCACGCCCCCGATGAGCGCCCATGTGACGTTCACGGTTTTGCGAATGTTGTCATTGAGGAGCGAGGCCTGATCGTTGAGTTCATTGATTTTGCTCAGGCTGCCAAAGAACGAGGGCACGCCATAATCCAGCCCCACATCCTTGTGCCGAACATGGCGCACAGGCACAAAGCCATAGGGATTGTCCCAGCTGTCAATCGGCTCCCCGTTGATGCCTCTGTAGAACGAGAACAAGGCATCGTCCTTGTAAGTGCGGAAGCGCGCGCCATCAATCTCCAGAGTGAAGCGAAACGGCTTGTCCTTCTCATCCACATCCATATAACTGATGACAATGTGTTTGACGTTGCCGACAGGGTCATGCGTGCACTCAATCACCCGTGAGGGATCAAGCACCTCGATGCGCACGCGCTGGCGCTCCAGATCATCGATGACATGCAGAAAGCTGTCCCCCGTCGTTGCCCCCTGACGGACGTACAGACTTTTGGAGGAGCCAAAGTTGGACCACTTCAACAGACGAATGATCGCTTGAATCAGCGCCTCATCCGCGCCGACCACGGGGATCGCGCCCGTGCGCAGGTCTCCGGTCCAATCAATCGCCCCGCCATACACCTTGGCCACCTCAAGATCAATGAGGCGCGCCACGGGATTGTAGATGCTGCGGATGTGCTTGTAGAGCTTCTGATCCACCTTGATGAGTGGGGCTGCGCGGCTCAGGCTGTCAAACACGGTGTTCGCCGCATACTGCCGATACAAGCCCATCCGTTCGCGGCGGGAGGCATACGAGCCAAAATCTGCTGCCTGCGGATTTTGCGCCTCATTGCGATATGAGGTGACAGCCGCCTCAACCCCTGTGCGCGCGGCGGTCATGAGACGCCTCGCCAACTCTCGGACATTAACCACATTTCATCCTCGCTTCCTAAGTCGTCTGCTCTAAACTCTCTCGTTTAACCAGTCCGGCGATCCGGTGTAAGACCGCATCAGCATGGCCCGCCGCGCCAGCAACCGCGCGATCACCGTGTCATCATGGGGCTTGTCCTCATCGTCCTGTGCCTTCTTTTTGGGAGCGTTGTAGACGTAGATGCCGCTGGCGTTCTGGTGTGATTCAAAGGCTGCCAGTTCGCGTGTGCCAAAGTCGATCTTCAGCAGCTTAAAGTCCTCTGTTTCGAGGGCATGGCGGAACTCACTGACCAAGTCCGCCTTGAGCGGGTTCGACATGTCCACAGGCCAGACATTTGTTTTGAGGCCCTCCTTCTGAAGACCGTTGGCCAGCGTCTCGACGTTGGTCGACGCGCTGTTCTTTTCTGGCAGGATGAGCTTGACGTTCCACTTTTTGCACAGCTTCAAAATTTCGATGTGCATCGCCTCCCATGACATGCGCCGCCAGCGCGCGAGCACCACCTCGCGATTGGTGGTGGCATCCATGATGCACAGACAGGTGTAATCGGACGCCTGACCCCAATCCAGACCCGCCACATAAAAATGAGTGGGATCTGGTTCCAGGCCTGTCATTGAGTACAGGGCGTGATGGAAGTTACCAAAGACGCTGTACCCACTGCGCAGGAAGCAGGTTGTGATGTCCTCCGGGTACTCCTGAAGGAACTTGTCTCCCTCGCCGCTGTCGCGAAACTCTTTGATCTTGGCGCGACGCCATTTGATCTGATCAGGACGGAGGGCATGATCACGGACAAGCTTGTCTTCCTCTGAGGTGTAGGTGAGTGTCTCACCCTCCTCCAGGGGGATGGCATACTCCTCGGTCCACCACCACTCATAAAAGTGGATGGTCCAGATCGAGGGTTGATCCTCATCTGCGCTCAGCGCGGCGTCCACCACGTTGTAAAACCAGCCCTGCGCCCCGTTGGTCGTGGTCTCCAGCAGAATCCGCCCCCGTCCCAGAAGCACACCCTGCATCAGGCCTGCCATGATCTCGCCTGCATCGGCCCAGAACGCCACCTCAGAGCCGTGCACATAATCATAGGTGCCGCCACGCCCGCCGCGGGGATTGCCTGCAGTGGTGATGGTCACCTCGCTGGCCGTCTGCGGGTAGGTGGTCGTCGTGTCATTGTCCAGACCGCGAGGGATGTGCATGCTGTCAGGCAATCGAGTGTGGAAGCGGTCAGCCATGTAGCGAAGTTTTTGCGTGGTCAGATCATCATGGGCAAGAGAGGCGCAGCGGAGCGTCTCGGTGACTGATCGAGCATACTGATCCGCAACCGCCAGCGTTGAAACACCCTGCTGACGGGATTTGATGACGAGATCGCGCCCGGTCAGGCGAGTGAGCAAATGCCGCTGCAAGCGATTGGGGCGGAAGGGGACAAATTGCGCATATTTGTCCAGAATATAAAGACTGCCGAACACCTGATCATAGGTGTACAGCGGCCTGTCGCGTGGCGGCAAAACACCCACCTTTGACAGGAGATCCGCGGCAAAATGACGCGTCTTGCGAGAGATCATGGGGCAGTTACCAGTTCTGAGATCATGGCCTTAAACACTGTCTCAGGGTTGTGCCCCGCGCGTTCAAGGGCAGACCACAAAGACGAGACCAGATCGATATTGATGCGCATCGGGGCTGCGGTGTCGGTGAGTTTGGATTCGTGACTCAGCGCCTGGAGCACCAGACCGTGATTGCCCGCGGTCCACGCCTCACGCTTGATCTCCCCAAGTTCGGCCAGTTGGCGGGCGCGGTGCGCCTCAACGCTGGCCTTGGTGGATGAGGCCCACAGGCGCTTGATGGCCGCCTGATCACTGCGGATGGTTTCAACCGAATAGGGTTGACGGGTGTCTGGGTTGAGGATTTTGTCGTCGTTCTCCAGCTTGCCTTGAATCTCACGCAGACTGAATCCGCGCAGCATGTGGCGGGCCACCGCCTCGCGGCGCTGATCCTGGAGAAGCTGTTGAACCTCGGAGAGTTTTGCCATTCGTGTCAGATCGATCCGTTCAAACGTCAAACGTTCAGTTTTGCAGCCATGTCGTCAGATCCTCTGCCAGCCGCCAGCGCTGATCATAGGCGCTCACACTGCATTCCATGCCCGCACGTCGAAGCGGTTGCGGGATGGCCCACATTTGCGAGTGCGAGGGATAGCTGTGCAGGCCGCCAATGAAGTTGTTGGCATCCAGCGGCGTGCGCGTCTGCTTCAGCAGCCACTTGAGATCCACAAGGCTGTCGTAGGTCTGCGCCGGCCCAAGCGCCCCTGGAATGACCCTCATCAGGCCTGCGTTGGGAGTGGATTTGAGGCGAAAGTCCAGGCCTGCGGGATTGACGAAGCCCGGATCACCCTGCCATTCATCGGGCGACAGCGTGTAGCCGAGGCTGGTGCTCCCGAGGCGCTGGTAGAGGTTGCCTGTGTGCGGGATGGTGTCGAGCAGCGTGCCCTTGCCACCGACCCATGAGCCGAGGCCGTCGTAAATGTTGCCCTCAAAGCGCACGACCCTGGACACATCACCCCACGCCCCGTTGAAATACACAGCGCTCAGATTGCGTGTGCGATCATAAATGGTGTTGTTGAGAAAGCGCATGTTCTGAACACGAATAGGGAAGGTCTGGCCGGGGTCGTTGAACAGTGCCAGCACACCTGTATGGATGAAGAGATTCTTTCTGAAGGTCACATCGCGTGTGGTTGAGGGGACTTGCCCCGACTGCCGTGAGGGGCCACCGATTTCCACACCGCCCTTGCTGAAAAGAAACACACTGTTTTCCACGGTCAAGCCCACCACGTCACCGAAGATCTCGACATCACCGCCATCGAACTTGTCATCCGCGGGTGCAATCGCTCCATACACGAAGGCCTGCGCAATGGTGTTGCCCTCATTCAGCCAACCATCGGCCTCCACAGAGAAGGCCACGCCGCCCTCATCCGTCACCCTGTGCTGAAAGCGGCTCATGGTCGCGCCCTGCACATCGGGATGCGTCAGGGTGATCTGGGAGCCACGCAGTCGCGCCCCAATGCCGCAATTGCGCATGCGCAGGTTCGACCCCTCGATATGCGCCTGCTTTTCCCTGAAGAGAAAGCCCGCATAGCGAGCGCCAGAGGCCTGCACATGAGTGAGCTTCACATAGCTGGCATTCACATCCCAGGCAATCGGGCGTGTGGCGGTTGGATCGCCTGTGAAGGTGGCCCAGCGTGTCGTCTCGCCACCAAGCGTGTAGGTGTCGATAACGATCTCCCGCCCCTCAGCGCCAGAGCGTGACAGCACAAAGTTACCATCGAACGCTTGGCCCGCATGAAACAGGACGCGGTCCCCTGGCTCAAGCACCAGCGTGTTGAAGTCGTTGGCATCGCGCAGGGCATCAAACGGCCCTGTGCCCGCGTGAGAGGAATGACCAAGGAGAGAGTCAAAATAGAACGTTTTTGCCATTGCGTGACATGTCATGTATGGGCTTTATCCCACTATACCACACACTTTGTACGCATGTGTGTGTTTCTTTCGTTTGCGTGGAGAGGGGAATCAAAAACGCGCCCCACATAGGGCGCGTTCGTGCTATACGGCCCAAAGTGCCTATTATGAGCGGCCTGAGCGAGGATCACGCCCAGAAAAATAAAGATCAACCAAGCGGGCAAGATCAGACTTTCGCTTGATCCAGTGATCCACTTTTGCTTCAAGTACATCCAGCAGGCGCTGACCCCCGTTTACCTCATACAGCAGATCAAAGAGAGTTTTTTCTTCGCTGCACTCAATGCGCATGTTGATCTCACGCTCATTCGTCTGTACGCGTTCGGATGTGCTTGGGCACGGGATGAGAGGCCAGTCATCAGGCCGCTCAAGCCGCACGCGAATCACCCGCACATCGGGACTTTCTTCCATATCAGACAGATTAAACAAAGGCTTTGGGAAGCCATATTCGGTCATCTGTTGCGGATCTGTGATCATATGGGCCCACCCATCAGCAGGCTCGCCTCGTGCAGTCACACGGTCACGCCAGCTTCGATGCCAATCTTTATCATTCATAGCTATTCCTCTTTTGGCCATTCTGCCAATCGTATGTGACGTCAATTTTGTCAGGACAGTCGCTTGCCATCAATCAGCAGCACACCATAGCGGTCATAGGACGCAGCAGATTCCTC